TGAAGCACTTGGTAAGTCTGCAAGTTGCGAATACACATTACCAAACAACACTTTGTTACCGTTCATGTCTAAGTCTGAATTTGTATCAACTGTTCCTGCCGGTCCTTGTGGACCCGTTGCACCTGTTGCACCTGCCGGTCCTTGTGGACCTTGTGGACCTTGAGCTCCACCGCCTGTTGGTGCCGCCCATTCAAGCTCATATGAATTCGCACCAGCTGTTAGTACATCACCTGTATTAGGTACTGCTTTTGGAAATGCGTACATATCATACATTCTAACACTGTGAGCATCTGCTGTTCCAAAGCCTAAATGTAAAAAACCTCCAGCTGGTGGATTTATTGCTACATTTAAACTTGCGGCTGTGATAGTTTTGCCGTTTACATCTAAGTCACCGCCTAACTGTGGAGTTGTGTCAGCTACTACGCTTGATAGTCCACTGCCACCGCCTCCGCCACCTAATCCACTTAGGTCTACTGTATTACCATCGCTAATACTTAAATCTGTTCCAACAAGTGTTAGTGTTTGACTATCACTGTCTGTTGTGCTTTCTAGTGTACCAACACGGGTGTCTAGGTCAGTAAAGTTACCATCTAATTCTGCGTGTGTTAGAGCACTACCTTTTACCAATCTTTTAACAATTGCCATTTTCTTTTCCTCTTACTCTCTTAGTTGTCCTCGACATACCCATTTTGATAATATCCAGCAACTGAAAATGCAGAATTTGGTTCAAACTCTATTTCATTATCTGGTTTAGGTGTAATCACTTGACTTATAGGTTGTCTTTCTAAAAATTCTGAACTACCTACTACAGTAGTATCTTTGTTGTTAATATAATCACTTGCATTATATGTAATATCTGTCCATGTACGGTCTGTTAAGTTATCGTTTACTCTATGCCATTTTGATCCACGTCTTACAAACATTCTATTAGGAATGAAGTCTGTACGTATAAAATAGTCTCCATTTGCAGGACTACTTGGAAATTCTGTTCCTGTTGGAATAGTTTCTCCGTGATTATATGTATTGTCTTTGTTTACAATACCTCCACTTGTTGCATAATCATAACCAAATAGATGATCTCTATCTGTAGTACCATCAGGGTCTTGTGCATTTGCACTAGCAACAACTGCATCATTAATTTTATATTCTGTGATGTATGTACTAATGTCGTCTTTAAGACTACCTTCACCTTTTGCATCTCCAAGTATATCGTTGTATTCTTGACTGTCTGTTAGTGGACTTAGTTTAACTCTCCAAATATGTGGATACCATGTAGGTGAAAAACCTTCAGCACCTCTGTTAGCATCACTAATAACATAGTATTTGTTGATTGCTTTTTTATCTGCGTTAAGTAATAAGTCATCACGTAAGTGTGGTAGCTCTAGTACATCGCCTGCTAATAGTTTTCTGCCAAGTACTTCTACCATTTCGTTCATATGAAATGACATGTATAACATATCATTACTTAAAAATAAACCAAACTGTGTAAGTTCAAAATCATTATCTGTTACATTATACACACCACGCAATTCGTATATGTCTGAATCGTACTTACGATCTCTGTTTTCCATAAACAATAAGTCTTGTATTTTAGTTTCATTAATAATACCGTCGATATTAATAAAATCTCCACTTAGTGGATCAATTTCTCTACCATCTATGTAATCTGGTGTGCTTGGATCTCCGTCGGTAGGTACAACCGCTGGTCCAACGTACTTGTGTACATGAACACCAGTACCGCCTACCCAAAATTGTTCTCGAATTTGGCGGTCCATAAAGTTAAAATCATTAGTTTTTGTTGGTTTATATAAACTTAATCTTGGCATAACACTTGTATTTATCGGTTGACAACATATATAATGATGCTATTATAAGTATGAATTGTCCAGGAGAGTTATATGGCTAAGAGTGTTACAAAACGTAAAAAACCTAGAGCGCAACGTAGAACAAATGCGTGGGATCAGCTTCCATTAGACAAAGGATGGAATGCTGTACAGTATGATATTCATTATATGATCGAAGCAAAAGAGTGGCTTACTAAAGTTAAAAATTATATTAAAAATAATTACGATAAAAAAATAATTGCTAACATTAATAAACTTCCAGACTGGAAAGTTGGTGGAAAAAGTCATTACGCAACTGCCGCACACTTTGAAGAACATGCTCCTGACAAGATTCATCCTGCATATGTGGGCAAATTAGATAAGTGGATCAGAGAACTTGCAGATGAAGGCGCTAAAGTTGTTGAGCTTAAAAAGGCAGAAGAAAAGAAAAAGAAGCAAGTCTATATTCCAAGCATTCAAGAAAGGCTAGAAGAAGCTACTATTGATAAAATGGAAGAATTGGACGATTGGTGTGATGATTGGATTCGTGATCCTAAGAAGAATCCTCTTAAAGATAAAAATCCTCTACAATTGTTCCGTAAACTTGAAATTAACTTAGGACATGCTCGCTTTATACAAAAGTTTTACGAAGGTACATATGAAGAACTAACTGAATTGATTAATCTACCTACTTCTAAGAAGCAGGATGACATGCAACAACAGTTAGCAGAAGGTTACAATCACCTAAGTACAAAAGAAAAGAAAGAACTACAAAGTTTTTACCAACGTATCTTTCAAGCATTAGATATTATACGTGCAGAGAAAAAACAAACACGTGCAGTACGTAAGCCTAAACAAAAAAGTGCGGCAGACCTTGTCAAGAAGCTCAAGTTTAAGCCTAGTGATGCAGATCATGGAATTGCAAGTGTTAATCCAGCAGAAGTTATTGGTGCATCTGCGGTAGTTGTGTTTAATTGTAAAAATCGTAAGCTAGGAATTTACTATGCAGAAGACCATGCAACTTTAAGTGTAAAAGGTACAACACTACAGTTTTTCAATGAGAACACAAGTAGACAAAAAACAGTGCGTAAGCCAGACGAAGTTCTACCAAATTGGAAAAAAGTTACTAAACATAAACTTAAATCACAGTTCGGATACCTAAAAACAACGGACACTAAGATGAATGGACGTTTTAACGAAGAGACTATTATACTCAAAGTGTTTAAATAAACATAAATAGTAGTATGGCAAAACGTGATGATCTAATAAAAGAAATTGAACTCCGTTTAGGCGGACAAATGGTTGATGTAGAACTTGACCCAGAGCATTATGACTTATCAGTTCGTAAGTCGTTTGAAAAATATAGGCAACGTAGTGAAAATGCAGTTGAAGAACATTTCCATGTTCTGAATCTTGTGAAAGAACAACCTCTTTATACACTACCAGACAATATTATCGAAGTTAAAGATGTATACAGACGTACAACTGGTGCATTAAATGCTAGTAGTGTAGGAGACATTGAACCATTTGAAACAGCATATTTGAATACCTACTTGCTAAACAGTGGTAGAGCAGGTGGAATTGCAACGTTTGATTTCCTTTCACAACACCGTGAAGCACTAAGTCGTGTGTTCGGTGAAGAACTATTGTTTACATGGAATACTACAACAAAAGAATTGTTAATCCATCGTAAGCAAAAAGTAAACGATACAGTTTATGTTCATTGTTATATTGAGCGTTCAGATGAAAACCTACTAGACGATCCGTATGCGGCTCCTTGGATTAAGGATCTTGCACTTGCATATGCAAAACTAATATTAGCAGAAGCTCGTGGTAAGTTTAATACAATCGCAGGACCACAAGGTGGTACAAGTTTAAATGCAGACATGTTACGTATGGATGCCCAAGCGGCAATAGATAAGTTAGACGAAGAATTAAAAACTTATACAGACGGACAAGCTGGTTTGGGTGTTATTATCGGTTGACAAAAAGTCCAAATCCTATTATTATCTAAACATGAAATTAAAATTACTTGTGATTGGCCATGGCAGACATGGCAAAGATACTGTTTGCGAAATTCTCAGAGACAAATACGGTTATACTTTTGAAAGTAGTAGCAAGTTTTGTAGTAAGTTGTTTATCTATAACAACCTAAAAGACAAATATAACTATACTAGCGAAGAAGAATGTTATGCCGATAGACATAACCATAGACAAGAATGGTATGATGCTATCTGTGATTATAATATTCCTGACCCTGCTACACTAGGTAGAGAAATGTTTGCTGAATATGATATCTATTGTGGATTAAGAAACAAAAAAGAGTTCCATGCAATGCGTAATACTGGTGTATTTGATTATTGTATATGGGTTGATCGTAGTGATCATTTGCCACCGGAAAATAAAAATAGTATGAGCCTTGAACAATGGATGTCAGACTATACAATTTGTAATAACGGTACATTAGAAGATTTAGAATTTAATGTAAATGCACTTATATCACACATCGACAGTTATAGTGTAAAGGATATAAGTTAGAAAATGGCAAATACAGAATTAAGAAAAACTCCAATCAAAGATTACATCAGAACAATACCTAATTACCCTGTAGAAGGTGTAAACTTTTATGATCTAAACAGTTTGTTTGCTGGCCCATACTTTAATCAGTCTATGGAAGAACTATTAATTAAAACACGTTGTAGATTTGAACATAGAACTCCTACACATATAGTTGGTATTGAAAGTAGAGGTTTTGTACTAGGTAGTATACTAGCACATTCAATGAACTTGCCATTTATAATGGTTCGTAAAAAAGGTGCAAAGTATCCTGGAGAACTATTAGAACAAAGTTATGAACTTGAATACGGAGAAGCAACACTAACACTACAAACAGGATTACTAGGGCATACAGACCGTTGTATAATAGCAGATGACTTAGTAGCAACTGGCGGTAGTGTATTAGCAACTAAACATCTATTAGAACAAACAGGTGCAAGTGTACTAGGTATAAGCACAGTAATAGATTTAAAATATGTAAGAGATGAACCTTTACACTTAGATATGGCATATTTAGAAAGAGTAAGTTAATTAAGTACGTAGTTAACATCCGTTTCACCCTGAATATATAGCAACTCTGGTAAATAGTATTATCAAATACAAATCCAGAGGAGAAATATAATGGCTTTAGTATCCCCAGGTGTAGAAGTACAAATCTCAGATGAAAGTGCATACGGTGCTCCAGGCGCTGGCACAAGTCCGTTGATTGTTCTAGCTACAAGAGAAAACAAAGCAGATCCTACAGGTAGTGCTTCAGACGGTATTGCAAAATACACGAAGAGTACTCATGCAGGTGAAGTAGTACGTGTTACATCACAACGAGAAGTAACACAGTTCTTTGGTAACCCAACTTTCCGTACAAATAGTACAGACGTTGTGGTCCAAGGTGACGAAACAAATGAATACGGTCTAATGGCGGCTTACAGCTACTTAGGTCAAGGTAACACTGCATACATCGTTCGTGCTGATGTAGACTTAGGCGCACTAGAGCCAACTACAGCAACACCAACAGCGGCATGGTCAACAGTAAATACAAACTGGTTAGACACAGACGCAAGTACATATGGTATTCATACATATAATAGTACACTTGATGTATGGCAAAATAAAATTCCAACAGTAGAAGTTATTGCTGGTGCGGCAGGCACAGCACCATCAGCTACAGTTGTAACAGGTGGCTTCCATGTTGTAATTAGTGAAGCAGATAATACAATTGAATACTATGCAGAATCCGGAGGAGCATGGGCCGCAATTTCAGGTTCAGCAACATTCGACGAACACTTTAGTACACCAGCGGCACCAAGTAACGGTGATGTTTGGGTCAAAACAACATCTCCAGGTAACGGTCTTAACTTAGTTGTATATGAATATATAACAACAGGATGGGTATCAAGAGAAGTACTTGGTGTTGGCACAGGTGCTAGTGTAACTGGTTATGTTCCAGCAAATGGTACAAGCTCAAGTGCATTAACAGCAAGCGCATCACAAGAAGATAAAATAGTTGTTGACACAACAGGCGGTATTTTAACACTTAAAGTATTAGATGCTTCAAGTGCGGCAGGTGCAATTAGTTCACTAAAAGCAAGTATTGCTTTCCCAACTGCTACAGCGGCAGACGGTCAAGTATGGTTCAAACCTGAATTAGATGAATTAGACATTTATGTTTTAGATTCAGGCACATTTGTTCCAGCTTCAAGTGTATCATATAGTGCAAATGCTCCGTCAAATCCAAGTGCAGGTGATGTATGGGTTAACACATTGTTAGCAGATACAAATCAACCAAACGAAAGATCATATCCAGATATGCGTGTATATAACAGTTCAGTAGGCGACTGGGTACAACATGATAATACAGATCAAACAACTGCACGTGGTGTATTGTTTGGAAATATTACTGACACAGCAGGCGACACATCTAACAGCGGTGCGGCAACAACAATTACAGGTGCACCAGATCCACTAGTATTCCCAGATGGGATGCTTGCAGTTAACATGGGTCAAAGTTCAAATACTGTTCGTGAATATGATGGATCAGCAACTGAATGGAGAAATGCAGTAGCAAACCATGCAGATGGCTCAGGCGCATTTGGACGTTTTGCACAACACAAATATATTGCGGCAAAAATGCAAGCGGTTGCAATTGGCGAAGATCTACGTGATCCGTCAAACTCATTCACATTGTTAGCGGCTCCTAACTTTCCTGAACTAACAGATGAACTAGTAGCACTAAACAGTGATAGAGGCGAAACAGGATTTATTATTATTGACACACCAATGCGTAAAAATCCAACAGATGCAGTTAATTGGGTACAAAACCAAGCAATTGCAAGCGAAAATGGTGACGACGGATTAGTAACAAATGACACATATAGTGCAGTTTATTATCCATCGGGTGCAGGAACTGAGCCAATAAACGGCAAAACAGTTGTTGTTCCTCCATCGCACATGGCACTATACACATATGCATATAATGATAATGTATCGTTTCAGTGGTTTGCTCCAGCAGGTCTTACACGAGGTGTTGTACAAAACGCATCAAGTGTAGGTTTCTTAACTGACGAAGGTGAATTTAAATCAATTGCACTAACACAAGGTCAAAGAGATGCAATGTACGAAAAGAAACTAAATCCAATCACAACATTTATTGGACAAGGTACAGTTGTTTTCGGACAAAAAACACTACATCAATTTGATAGTGCATTAGATCGTGTAAACGTAGCACGTTTAGTTGCTTACTTGCGTGAACGTTTTGATCATATTGCTCGTCCATTCTTATTTGAGATTAACGACCAGCAAACACGTGATAGAGCTAAACTAGTGTTTGAACGTTTCTTAGCAGACATTTTAAGCCGCAGAGGAATTTTTGACTTTGCAGTTGTATGTGATGAAACAAACAATACACCAGCAAGAATTGATCGTAACGAATTATACATTGATGTTGCGATTGAGCCAGCTAAAGTAGCAGAGTTTATTTACATTCCAATTAGAATTGTAAATACTGGCACACTTTCAGCACAAATATAATAATAAATTAACTATAAACTTAATTAGGCGTTCAAGGGCGCCTAATTTTTTGACTAATTTTAATAAATACGTATAGAGCCAGTATTATGAGGAGATTATTATGGCAGTTTTAACAACACTAGGTGTACCAGACAATGCAGGTAACACTACAACAATTATGCCAAAACTACAGTATCGCTTCCGTGTACAATTTATCGGTGACGGATTTTCACCAACACCAACACGTAGCGTAATGACTGTAACAAGGCCGGCACTAACACATGACGAGATTCCATTAGATATGTATAACAGTAGAATTTATCTTGCTGGTAAGCATACTTGGGAGCCAGTAACAATTACATTGCGTGATGATGTAGATAGTGCAGTATTAAGAGAATTAAATAATCAGCTTAATAGACAAGTTGATCATGCAACACAAAGCGCACCACGTGCAGGTGCATCATACAAGTTCCAAACAGTAGTCGAAACACTTGACGGTGCAAATCCAACACCAGGTGTACTAGATAAATTTGAACTAGCAGGTTGCTATATTAGTAATATTCAATACGGTGATATGGCTTATTCAACAAGTGATCAAGTACAAATGTCAGTAACAATTCGTTACGACAATGCTGAAATTTATGATGCGGCAGGAAACGCAACACTAACAGGCGCAGGACAAGACCAAACAATCAGTAACGCTACTGGTGGTAATACAACTTCATAAGGTAGCTAACAGATGGGATTAACTGCTAATACTGGCCCTTATAATGCAGCCGCAGAACATTATGGTGCTGATGACTCTATAATGTCAAAAATCCCACGCAAGAAGTTTCAGTTTTCCGTTGAGATTACTATAAACGAAAGCGTTATTTTAAAAGATTCATCCTATGGCAGAAGTTTCACCTTTCACAGAGTGCAAGGTGTAAACTTACCGGATTATAGCTATAACACTACAACTGTTAATCAGTATAACAGATTACGTCATGTACATACTCGTATAGAACCAACAGCGGCGGCGATTTCATTTTATGATACTGTTGACAACCAATGGCAGTATTTAATGGAGTCTTATGCACAACATTACGGACATGGACATAGTGTTTCACAAGGTACAATTATAAAGTACGACACAGTTCTACCAGAATTTGATGGAACATTTGGACTAAATGCTGTTCCTACAGAACAAAGATACTTCTTTCCTAAAATTAAAATTATAAGTCATGACACAAGATCTTCTAAGAGAAGTGTTACAATGTACAATTGTATGATATCTCAAGTACAACACGACAGACTAGACTATAGTGATAGTGCTCCTGTACTATGGCAAGTTCAACTTATGCCAGAACAAGTTAATTTTGAAACTGGAAATGAAAGTAACGGATCACAAAGTATCGGCATTGGTGCTCCTACACAAGCATATAATGTAGCAAAGAGTGCGGCGGCAGGCGTATTAGTTAATGCCGCAGGCGAAGTAATTAAAGATGGAGTAGGTCGTGCTATTCCACTAGGAAATGTAGATAATAGAGGTCCAACAAATAAAGAATTTGGACAACCCTTTGTTAGATCCACAGATGGAACTGTTGTTACAGATAAGAATGGGAATCCAGTTTTATCAGGAACTCCTAATTTTCAAGATGAAGGTCAAGCATTTGATGGAAGACCGGTAGGAATTAATATTCCTAATGAACCGCCTGTGCCTGAGTTGCCTATGTATGATATTGATGGAAGACCAGCAGGCAAAGATGTTGGGATATCTAATCAAGGAGGTGGATATGATAATAATCCAAATAGAAATCCACCAAGGTTTGATGTTAAAAAAGCATATCCTGCTTTTGTAAATAAGATAGGTGATGCTTTTTAATAAATACCTATATAATGGCAACAAAGTTTCAACAAGGTATATATAAACTTAAAAATCCTAGCAAATATATAGGAAAACATCGTCCACGTTATCGAAGTGGATGGGAATTAAAGTTTATGCGAGTTTGTGATGATCATCCTAACATTATTGCATGGGCTAGTGAAAGTCACAGGATACCATATCGCAATCCTTTAACACAAAAAGCAAGTAATTACGTACCTGATTTTTTTGTAGTATACGAAGATCGTAGTGGAAATAGACAAGCAGAATTTATAGAAATAAAACCCGCTGGACAAATACTAGGTAATGCTAAAGGTACAGCGCAAAAAGCCGCCGCTATAGTAAATGAAGCTAAATGGCAAGCCGCAAAAGTATTTGCAGAACAAAAAGGTGTAGGATTTAGAGTGCTTACAGAAAACGAGTTATTCAATAATCCTAAAAAGAGGAAGAAAAAATGAGTAGAAAAATCGAAGAAGTATTTGACTTACCTCCAATGAAAGAAGAAATTGAAAAGCCTATACAAGAAGAAGAAACAGGTTTTGATTTAGACAAGTTAAAAGAAACAATGGAAACTGTGGATAAAATTGATGCCGCACTTCCAGCAGTACGAGATTTAGAAGCATTAGATCACGAAATGGATGATTATGCAACACAAGCAATAGGAGCGTTTCAGGATTTAATGGACTTAGGACAGAATGTAGAAGATAGACATGCGGCTCCTGTATTTGATAGTGCGAGTAAAATGATGACAAATGCCATCACTGCTAAAACAGCAAAAATGGATAAAAAACTCAAAATGATCGAAATGCAAATGCGTAAACGTAAACTTGACTTAGAAGAAAAGAAACTAGAACATCAGATTGCTAAAGAGAACGCAAAAGGCGATACAGCAATCGAAGGAGAAGCAGAAGAATTTTTTGATAGAAGTAGTTTACTAAATGACTTAGTAGACCGCATAAAATCTAATAATTCTGATAAATAACTTTAGTAAGGATTAATCATATGAAAAGTTTAGCACAATATATTGCAGAATCTGAAAAATCATATAAGTTTAAAGTGCAAACAGTTGCACCTATGACAGAAGAAGCAATGGACAAGATTGAAGCATATCTTGCAAGATATAATGTAGAAAGCGTTAGTGCGCCAAAAACAAGTATTATACAAAAAAGCCCAGCTGGCTTTGGTAACATTGGTCCTAGTGCAGTAACTACATTTGAGGTTGAGGTAAGACTACCAACAACACCTCCTGCATTACAAGAAGAATTAGCAAATGCGGCAAATATTCATTACGGAACGATCCGTGTTTATAACGAAGGCGAGTTTGAAGAAATTCATCCGCTAGATGAAGATGACGCAGAAGAAGGTAAAAGCGTATTAGCAGACGCAGATTACAGTGAGTCAGAAAAAGTAGATCACAGTGATAATTATGGAAACGACTTTGTTGAAAAGTTTGTTAAAAATTTACCTAAATCAGAAAACATGACAGAGTATAAGGTAGAATAAAATGGATTTAAGAGACTTAGTTAAATTAGCAGGCATCGTAAACCCAGAACTTTTAAACAAGTTAGAGCCAACAGCAGAAGTTGAAGAAGCTGATAGTGCGGGTTTTGAAGATGCAACAACTAGACCACAAGAAGAAATGATGGATGATCCGCTAGCCACAATGGGTAGTGCCGCAGATACAAGCCTCAGACGTTATTTAAAAGCAAAAGGCGACCATGTTACAGTAGATGAAGAAATTTATCCTGATCACACAGTAGAAAGTGTAACAGAAGCATATGCTGAATTTAAAGAAGGCAAGTACGGTAAAAAGAAAAAGTACAACGAAGAACCAGTAGACGAAGCAGACATTGATGAAAATGCTTTTAATCAAGCGGCAGCGGCAGCGGCTCGTGCAGGTAAAGACACATTTGAATTTGGTGGTAAAACACACAAAACTACAATGAAAAAAGATGTAGCACACAAATTAGATGACGATATCAATAGACTAAGATCACTTTCTGGTGTTGCTGAAGGCAGTATGAAACAAGCCGACATTGAAGTACAGGAATGGGCTGAAAAGTATAACACAAAGACAGGTGTTAACGGTGACGAACTTGCAAACGGATGGATGCAAGCTATGTTGAATTCAGGCATTATGAGTGATAGCTATGATCAAGACGAATATATTGCTTTTAATAAAAAGTATGGATATGAGGATGACATGGAATGGGAAGAAGACGATATGGACAAGTTCTTCGCTGAAAGCCCAATAACACGTAGTATGCATGATGAAGCCAATGCAATAATGAAAAAATATGGCATTGACGAGAATGATTTTAATGATATGCTTGGTTACATGGAATCTAAAAATGAATCACCAGATAACAGCATCGATGCACTAAAACAACTAGCAGGAATCTAACAATGGATATCAACAGGCTTAAAAAATTATCAGGATTAAACGAAAAACGTCCAGGTGACAGAGGCTTTACTCCAGGTGTACAAGAACCAGCAGATAGACTTAAAAAAGATAGAGGCTGGACTCCAGGGGTACAAGAACCAGCAGATAGACTTAAAAAAGATAGAGGCTGGACTCCAGGTGCTCCAGAGCCAGGACAGGAGCCAGGCGACAGAGGATTTATCCCAGGTGCTCCGCAAGTACCACCAATGCCAACTCCGGATAAACCTAATCCTAAACCTAGTCCAGGCGGTCCTAGACCTGATAGACCTAAGCCTCAACCAAAAATACCAACAGCGCCTGGCAGGAGAGGCTTGCCAGACTTCGATGGCACCAAGCTGATTTATATGCCGCCACCAGATTGGGACGGATGGGATGAATTCCGTGATCCAAAAAAGATACCTGGGCCTGCATTGCCAAAGAAGGTTGATGATCCTGTGATTAAATCACCAAGTCTTAGAGACTACCTGAAGAATATTAGGAGAAGCTAATGCCAACTAGCCAAGAAATGAAAGTCCAACGCACATTTGATAAAGCAATGGAACAAATAAACAACTTACAAAAAGTATTCCGTGATGAAGGTATGCTTGCTAAAGCAGTAGTTGACCTTGGCGGTGATCAAAATTTTGGTGCTATACAAGAAGCATTCGATACATTGTACGGAGCATTAGAAGATGCACATTATGATGCAATGGGTAATGTTGAAGTAGAATCAATTTCTGAAGATCCAAGCAAGCCAAAGTTTCCAATTGAAGTTCCACTAGCAGGCGATAGCATGTGGGACGATGGTGATAATCCAAAGTCAGTAATGGTTACTGATTATAAATTTGATAAAGACGAAGAAGGTGATATTAGCCTACACGTAATGCACGATGGTCCGTGGACAATTTATACAGATACTGGTTTTGAAAAAGCAATAAGCAACATAGTTGGTCACGAAGTTGATTTTAGTGAGCAAGGACTGCAAAGAGATGGTATAGCACATCTAGAAACAGCAGACACTATGAAAGAAGATCTTACACTGCTAAAGAAACTAGCAGGTATTTAAAAAGTTAGAACTATAACCTTAAATTCAGGCGTTAAGGTTTACGAGTAAAGGGCTACATTTTAAATGTAGCTCTTTTTTTTAATGATAAGTAATAGTATGACAGATAAAGTAACAGAAGACCAAAAAGTCAACAAAACATTCTTACAAGCATTATCAATGATTGAAAAACTTGAAAAAGCATTTGAATCAAATAGTGACTTTGCAAATGCAGTTAGAAAAATTGGTGGACAAGTTCAATATTTTGAAACAACAAGGCGTAATCTAAGAAGATTAACAGACGATATTAAAGATTCACATTTTGATGCACTAAAAAACTTTAAAGATGAAAACTATAATATTAGGATGCCACTTCGTAAACAACAAGAAACAAAAAAACCAAAAACTACATGGACTGAAGTAAAGCCAGCAGTAGTTGAAGAAATTGAACCAACACCTCTTGTAACAAAAGAACCAACAGGTAACGAGCAAAGTTATAGTCAATTAAAAGCAGAAGCTAAAGAAATCTGAGATAAGTATTAGTATGAGTGCAAATTCAGACTTAATCAAGTCACCATACCAGCGTGAAAAGTATACCAAGTCTCAAATTGAGGAATTGGCTAAATGTGCTTTGGATCCTCAATATTTTATTAGAGAATATGTTTGGATTCAGCATCCTACTAAAGGACGTATGAAGTTTGATTTATTCGATTTTCAAGAAGGATTATTAGAAGCCTATCATAATCACAAATACAGTATTGCACTTATTAGTAGACAGATGGGTAAGTCTACAGCGGCTGCCGCATACCTTTTATGGTATGCAATGTTTAATCCAGATCAAACAATTCTTATTGCCGCACACAAATATAGTGGTGCTCAAGAGATTATGCAACGTGTTCGTTTTGGTTACGAACTATTGCCTAACTTTATACGTGCAGGAGTCACAAGTTATAATAAAGGATCAATTGAATTTGATAATGGTTCACGTATTATAGCACAAGCAACTACAGAAAATACTGGACGTGGTTTAAGTATTTCAATGGCATACTTAGACGAGTTTGCATTTGTACGTCCTACCATTGCTCGTGAGTTTTGGACTGCACTTAGTCCAACACTTAGTACAGGTGGTAAATGTATTATTACAAGCACACCAAATCAAGATGATGATCAATTTGCACAAATTTGGAGAGAAGCTAACAAAACTCAAGATGAATATGGAAATGAAAAAGAAACGGGGAAGAACGGTTTTAAGGCTTATAGTGCAGACTGGAAAGCACATCCGGACAGAGATCAAGTTTGGGCAGATGAAGAACAAGCAAAAATAGGTGAAGAAAGATTTAGACGTGAACATATGAATGAGTTCATAGCGTTTGATGAGACACTTATTGATAGTTTAAAATTAACATTAATGGAATACAAAGATGTATATAAAAAGTCTGGACAAGTACGATGGTATAGACCTATACAAAAAGGTAAAACATATATTGCAGGATTAGATCCAAGTTTGGGAACAGGCGGTGATAATAGTGCTATACAAATATATGAGTTACCAGGCATGAAACAAGTTGCAGAATGGATGCATAATAAAACACCAGTACAAGAACAAATAAAAATACTACGTATTATGTTAACAGAAATACAAGAACAAGCACCCGAAAGTGAAATATATTGGAGTGTAGAAAATAATACACTTGGAGAAGCGGCACTAGTAGTCATAGCCGAAATGGGAGAAGATAATATCCCAGGCACATTTATAAGTGAACCTAAACGTGCAGGTAGTAACAGATCATTTAGACGTGGATTTACTACAACTAATAAAAGTAAACTTAGTGCATGTAGTAAATTTAAAAATTGGATTGAAACTGATAAGATGGAAATTGCCAGTAATACATTATTGCGTGAAACTAAAACATTTATAGCACGTGGTAGTAGTTACGCCGCTAAAGATGGCGAAACAGATGATTTGGTAATGGCGGCATTACTAGTAGTTCGTATTGCACAACATGTCGCACAATATGACGAAACTACATATAATGAACTTAAAGATAGCTTCTCTGATGAAGAAAATATAGAACCTATGCCGATTACCTTTTTGGTATAAATACAATATAACAAAGAAAGTTCTAAATAATGTTGAGTTCAGAAACAGTTGCAGAAAAGATTTTTAAGATACTCAAAGGCAACGGGCACAAATTACAAATGTTTACAGATGAAGGCGCAACTACGGTCGATCCTTTAACAAGTAGACGTTTTTATCTAAATGATACTGATACGATGATTAGTCTAGACGAAACTACTAACACTCGTGAAATTAAAGTAAGTGTTGGTGCAACAACAGATATGGACGTTCTTAAAGATACATTATATCTAGTCAAGAAGTTAGCTAATCAAAGTATTATCGAATATACATTAAAAAGCTATACTAAAGAAATAGAACCAAAGGATTTTGACTACCAAGCACAAAAGGTAAGAGACATGAATAAAGTAAACGAAGCAATCGGACAAGCATATGGAAGCACAAAAAGTAGCTACCAAAAATTAGAAAGCGCAAGACTTATTATTAAACATAATAAGCCAGTCAATGAAGAACAGCGTGGATCACGCAGTAGAAACATTAGTGCTATCTATATTGAAAACGCTGAAGGTGAACGCTATAAATTTCCAAGTAACAACTTAGCAGGTGGTAGAGCTATGTTACGTCATGTTAAAGAAGGTGGTACACCGTATGATGACTTTGGTAAACATATTGTTGAACAATGTATCGAGCTTAAAAAACTAAAAGAGTTTAAGAGATATAGTGATAGAAATAATTTAGTTAATGAAGATACAACTGAAATCGTCGAAGCAGTTAATTCACGTATTGCAAATATCCGTGAAACTCTCCATAAGCTAAAAGGTAGTAAAACATATTCAAATGCATTAGAAGCATTTTCAACTTCTGATGAAAAATTAGATGAAGATGATTTTAGTGATATTAAAGATAAGTTTACAGTTTCGTACTTTGATGAAAATGTAGAAGGTGCATTACCATATGTACAAGCACTAGTAAAAGAAATGAATTTTATACGTGAACAGAGATCGGCAGTCGAAGAAGCAATTAGTAACTTAGTTTCATTTGTTGAATCGAAAGACGCATTTGGTTTACGTGAAGGTACTGACTTAAAAGCAGATCCTGAAAATCCAATGAGAGCAAAAATGGAATCAGCAAGATCACAATTAGGTGCAGTAATGGAATACATCGCTAACGTATTAGACGAAAGCGAGAACGAATTGTCAGAAAAATTACAAAAAGCAAGTAATTTAGTTGACAGTATACAAGACGATGCTATGCTAGGTAAGTCAGCTAAAGCAATTACAATGCTGATGCCCAAGCTAAGTGTCGTTGAAAAAGAAGAGGTACGTTCAGAGTCAGTTAACTGGTCAAAAGAGTTTGAAAAAAAGTTTGAAAATTACGATATAGATAAACTTTTTCATTGACAACTGGCAAAAAACGTATTATTATCAAGACAATAAGTACATTGTCACAAAGGCAAAACTTAGGCAAAAACATAGGCATATATAAGGAGAAAAACTATGGCATCATTGGCAGAAATTCGTGCAAAACTACAAGAGCAAGATAATCGTGGTAGCGGTAATCAATCAAGCGGAGGAGGCGATAACGCAATCTATCCGTTTTGGAATATCCCAGAAAATTCAACTAGTGTAATTCGTTTCCTTCCAGATGGAGATACGAGTAATACTTTCTTTTGGCGTGAGCGTCAAATGATTCGATTAGAATTTGCAGGAGTCGAAGGACAACCTGATTCTCGTCGAGTAACAGTTAATGTACCTTGTAACGAAATGTGGGGTCCAGTAGGAAGTTGCCCTGTACTGTCTGAGGTGCGGCAATGGTTTAAAGATCCTGCACTTGAGGACATGGGACGTAAGTACTGGAAAAAGCGTAGTTACGTATTCCAAGGTTTTGTAACGGAATCATCCCTCGATGAAGAAAAACCTGAGAATCCAATTCGTAGATTCATTATTAATCCAAGTATCTTTAATATTATTAAAGGCGCACTTATGGATAGTGATTTTGAAGAACTTCCAACGGATTACGAAGCAGGTACAGACTTCCGTCTTACTAAAACTACAAAAGGTCAATATTCAGACTATTCAACTTCTAGTTGGTCTCGTAAAGAACGTTCGCTAAACAGCGATGAGCGTTCAGCAATTGAGTCATATGGTTTGTATACATTAAATGACTATCTTCCTAAACAACCAAGTGAAGCAGAATTAGCTGTAATTGGTCAAATGTTTGAAGCAAGTGTTGATGGAAAATTATATGATCCGGTAGCATGGGGAAATTTTTATCGTCCGTCCGGCGTACAAATTGATACTAGCAATAGTGTACCAAATAGTAATAGTACACCATCGGCTAGTCCTGCACCACAGCCTGCGGCTACGCCAACTCCTGCTCCTGTAGCAGAAGCGGCACCAGAGCCTGCACCTGTAACACCACCAGCTCAACAAGAGCAAGTTGCTGAAACAGTAGCGGCAACAGCACCAGCGGCAGATGGCGAAAAGCCAAGCGCACAAGATATTTTAGCCGCAATACGTGCTCGTGGTAATTAATTCTTAACAACATACCGAAGGGGCGGCATAGTCGCCCCGTTCTTTCATGGAGATAATTATGGCAAGACCTTTTGATATTGCGAAATTTCGCAAAAGTATTACTAAGAGTGTGCCTGGACTTAGTACAGGATTTAGAGATCCAGATACGTGGATTTCGACAGGCAATTATACATTAAACAAACTAGTTAGTGGACGTTTTGATGGCGGTATTCCGTTAGGTAAAGTAAGTGTGTTTGCAGGTGAATCTGGCGCAGGTAAAAGTTTTATCTGTTCAGGTAACTTAGTACGTGAAGCACAACGTCAAGGTATTTTTGTAGTATTAATTGATACAGAAAATGCACTAGATGAAAAATGGTTACATGCATTAGATGTAGATACAGCAGAAGATAAACTTCTTAAACTAAACGTAGCAATGATTGACGATGTTGCAAAACTCGTTAATGAATTTATGAAAGACTACAAATCACAATATGCTGAAAAAGAAGATGAAGATCGTCCTAAAGTATTATTTGTAATTGATAGTTTAGGAATGATGCTTACACCAACAGACATCAATCAGTTTGAAAAAGGTGACTTAAAAGGTGACTTAGGTCGTAAACCTAAAGCACTTACTGCACTTGTAAGAAACTGTGTAAACATGTTTGGTGATTATAATGTAGGACTAGTAGCAACTAACCATACATATGCATCACAAGATATGTTTGACCCTGATGATAAAATTAGTGGTGGACAAGGCTTTATCTATGCTAGTAGTATTGTTGTCGCTATGCGTAAATTAAAACTAAAAGAAGATGAAGCTGGTAATAAAATTTCAGAAGTGCGTGGTATTCGTGCCGCATGTAAAGTTATGAAAACACGTTACAGCAAACCTTTTGAAAGTGTACAAGTTAAGATTCCATATGAGACAGGAATGTCTCCATATAGTGGATTAGTAGACTTAGCAGAAGGTAAAAGTGTATTAACAAAAACTGGAAACAGACTAAAATATGTTAACAAAGAAACTGGAGAAGAACTTTTAAAGTTTCGTAAAGCGTGGGAACTCAACGAAGATGGGTGTTTGGACTTAATCATGAAACAGTGGGATGATGAAGAAGTAGATAATGCAGTAATTGAATTAGATGAACTAAATATCGACGAACAGCTATCTGAGGAAGCCACTATTAATGAGACTGAGTGAAGACGAAATTGAAACATACATGGATCTTTGGATGGCTATGAAACCTTACATTAGTGCCAAAGATCGGTATGATGCGTGTCAAAAATTTCTAATGACTCTAGGCGAACGTGTTGATATCGAAGATGCGGCTGACGAGTTTGTTGGATTTGACGGAACTATTGACAAAATTATCAGAGACAACTATATTGAACATGTAGACTTTGATGAGTACAACGAAGATGATGAATGGTAAATGTCACAGTGGTTTAATGAAATCCGCAAGGACTTTAATAAAATAATTCCTGCAATTAATTATTACGAAACGCAACTAGACGAAGCTCGTGTAGAGTGTAGTTTAAAAGGTAATGTTGAAAAGCATTCACGCAACATGCCCGGTATAGTTGAACATCGTTTTAATCAGTTGCAGGAAATTGAGGCTATACTAGAATACCTCAACATTGAATTACGAAAAGTTAAAACAGAAAAATATAAAAAGTTTCTTGAACATTATAATCGAGCATTAAGTTCAAGAGATGCAGACAAGTATGCTGAAGGTGAACAAGACGTAGTTGACCAACAGCATATTTGTAATGAGTTTGCACTTATACGAAATAAGTATATGGGACTTATTAAAGCGTTAGATGCCAAACAGTTTCAAATTAATAATATTGTAAAACTACGTGCGGCAGGATTAGAGGATGTATCATTATGAATATAGCAATAGCAAGTGACCATGGAGGTTACAAAATAAAACAAGCAATAGTAGATTGGTTAAAAGATCAAAAACATATCATTGTAGACTGTGGTTGTTATAGTGAAGATAGTTGTGATTATCCGGATTTCGCTAAACATGTATGTAGTTTGGTATCCGATACAAGTGCTGACTTTGGCATTCTTGTTTGCGGTACAGGAATTGGTATGAGTATAGCGGCTAACCGTTATTCAACAATACGAGCAGGACTCTGTAAAGATACACAGACAGCAATGCTTACTAGAAAACATAATAACGCAAATATATTATGCTTAGGAGCAAGAGTAACAGATCCATCTTGGATAACTAATATTGTTGAAACATTTCTCAACACAGAGTTTGAAGGCGGACGTCATACAAATAGAATTAAAAAGTTATAACTTTGATAAATAACTCGATGACATAACGTCTCTCAAATTTTTTTGAGCATATTTTTTTTAGGTTGAACAAAAGAACTACGACAGTAGTAATTTTTTTTTAGGCTAAAATACTAAAAGGAGAAAAAAAATGACGCAATTAATATCACCAACAAAATTTACACACACAGTAGGCCTTTTGAGGTCCTTTTTTTTGGACAAAGGATTTGAAGAAGTACATACTCAAAACCGTTTAAGTATCTTAGCCGCATGTGAAGATCCGTTCAATGTAGCAACATACAATTATGCAGGCGAAGTATGGCCTCTACCGCAAACGGGACAGATGTGGTTAGAACATGAATTACTTACTAAGCCCGATTCGAAGGGCTTTTTTTGTGTGTCAACGTCTTATAGACAAGAGCCTAATGCTATTCCAGGCAGACACGATATAATATTTCCAATGTTCGAATTTGAAATGCCAGGTAGTGTAGATGATCTAAAAGCAATGGAGTATGAACTATGTGAATACTTAGGCTTTGATCCGCTTACAGAAAAGACTTATGCAGAATGGCAAGATCATTTTCAAATAGGCAAAAATATTGAAATGGATGCTACCCATGAAACTAAAATGTTTGAACGTTTTGGTTCAACATTAATAACAAACTTTCCTGAAATGACAAGTCCGTTCTGGAATATGAGTAGAAATGACGATGGTATAACTGCCAAGAAGATGGATGTTATATTAGGAGGCATGGAAACTATAGGATCAGCAGAACGTAGTTGTGATGTAGATATGATGCGTGATACATTTCATAGCATTGTAGACGGAGAATATGCTGAACTACTTTACAAACTATTTGGTAAAGATAGAGTAGAAGCAGAACTAGAAAAGTTCTTAGAGTTTGACTTCTTCCAAAGAGTTGGCGGTGGCATTGGTATGACACGTATGATTGCGGCATTAGATAAAAAACAAGAGTTAGCCATAGCGGCTTAACCCAATATTCTGGGGTGGTGGAAATGGTAGACACGCACGACTGTTTATCGTGTGGTTTAATATACTGCAATATATTTACCGTGGAGGTTCGAATCCTCCCCCCAGAGCCAAACTAAATAGTATTATGGAACGTACAAAAGAAGAAATCATTGAACAAATAAGCACTATTATCGAGGAAAACATTAACCCCGCAGTTGCAGGACATGGTGGTATGATCGAATTACAAGACTTTGATGTAGAATCTGGTCGTGTATTAGTGCTATTACAAGGAGGATGTTCAGGCTGTGCTAGTAGTAGTATGACACTAAAAATGGGTGTAGAAAATATGCTCAAGCATTATGTACCTGAAGTTACTGCCGTTGACGGTATGGATGATCCAAACTATAATAATCCTTACTACAGTGCCGGTCCAGGTGCTGGTTATGGTGATTATTACTAAAAAAAATTACAAACTATTGAAAGTGCAGGATTCTTTTCTGCACTTTTTTATTGACTTCTGAATTTATAATCACTATATTATATATGTAGAAGGAGACATTAATGCTTTATAGTGTAATCGGCGGTACTAAAAAAGAAAGACAAGCAGTTACTGAAGCACTTTGGTTTGCTAAAAAGTACTGGTTACCAAAGCATCGTAAACTAGCAATAGACGTAGAGATTACCAAGCATTTAGATGTAGAAGCTGATTGTTTAGAAGGTGACGATGATCGTGAATATGAAATCCGTGTTAAACGTGGATTGAGTTATGAAGATTTAGTTACAGCAATCTTTCATGAATTTGTACATGTTAAACAAGATGTATTAAAAGAATTTCCTATGTTTGAAGTTAGCGATATTGCATACATGGATCGTCCTTGGGAGATTGAAGCGTATGCAGAGCAAGAAAAAATGCTAAAAAAGTTTAAAAAAAGTTAAATTAGGTATTGACAAACCAAGACATCATGCTTATATTATATGTATAAGTTAAGCAAACAGGAGTTAGCAAATGGCATATGTATCACAAGAAATGAAAAAAGAACTAGCACCAGGTATTAAAGCAGTTCTTAAAAAGCACGGATATAAAGGTTCCGTAGCTGTACATAATCATAGCACACTTGTTGTTAATATTAAAGAAGGTACTGCTGATTTTATTAGCATGGCAAATGCTCGCAATAAAGAAATTGCAGAGCGGCGAGGTACCAATTATCATCCAAATGATGGATATGTTCAAGTTAACCAGTTTTATCCAGAGTTTTATGGCGAAGCAGAACCGTTCATTGCAGAACTTGTTCAAGCTATGAAAGGTACAAAGTGGTACGATAATTCTGATGCAATGACTGACTATTTTGATACTGCATATTATCTTGATATCAATGTTGGTCAGTGGAATAAACCTTATATATGTAACACCGTTGAGGAGGCGGCGTAATGAAAATAGATTTTGATAAAGTAAATGTAATATGTGTCGATCAGGTCGACATGGCGGACTATCCAAAATTTTGTGATGCTTTTATCGCAGAGGCTGAAATTGATGGCGTAGAAGCTACAATGGAAGAATTGGAAGCCATTAATGAAAATCAAATGTTCGTTCATGAACAAGTATTGGAGTTTATAAACTAATGTCAAATCTTCAAAATGCAATTGATGCAATTCGTAAAATTTCATCTCAATCCGATCTTAATGTTCTTGCACAAGAGTGGAAACGCCAAATGAACTATATTGGTTCTCAAGCCAAACGTGGTTTGAAAAAAGGTGATACTATCCAATGGGAATCACGTGGGCTTGTTCATACTGGTACAATTACTAAGATGAATCAAAAAACAGTTGAAGTTGTAGCCGGCGGCGCTACTCCGTTTGGTCGTACCGTAACACGTGTACCAACCTCAATGATCGTCGGAAAGGTAGCGGCATGAAACTAGGAAATTTTAAACAACAGCCTCTGAGAGATTATGGAGGCACTCAGGTGTTGTTAAAGTTTGGCGACCAATATGAACTCAGTGTTGTTAGCCATCAATTTTCATATGGCGGTAAAAAAGGGCTGTATGAAATTGGTGTATTCAAAAATGATAACATGATAGAGTTACCTGGGATCACTGAAGAAGGTGATACTGTAAAAGGATTTCTAAGTGAAAAAGATGTTGACAGTATCATTAAAAAGTTATATACAATAACAAAAGAGGATCCGGTACAATCGAATGTATGATAGTGAAGTAGAACTTGCATTTGTTATAGATGTAATTGATAAAGAGATTGAGTTTGCTAAGAGCCAATTACAACCTCACGACACTGGACACATTCATACAGCGATTAGTTGGATGACACAACGTAAACAAGAACTAGAGGAAACTTATAATTCTATGGCCCGTTCGTCTATCGGTTAGGACGCAAGGTTTTCAACCTTGAAAGAGGGGTTCGATTCCCCTACGGGCTACCATAATAATGCAGGTGCGATACAGTTGGAGAGGTATGCTGGTCTCCAAAACCAGTGCGTAAGCTGAGCGAGTTCGAATCTCGCCACCTGTGCCAAGCCTCCTTGGTGGAATAGGTAGACACAACAGACTTAAAATCTGTCGCTGAATATAGCGTGCCAGTTCGAGTCTGGCAGGAGGTACCAATTAAGTGGGTGTGTCCGGAATTGGTTACGGACCGGATTGCAAATCCGTGTTATGCTGGTTCGAGTCCAGTCACCCACTCCAAAAAAAAGGTTGACAACAAAAGAATAGATGTTAATTTAAACTTAACAATTTAAAAATGTACACCAGAGTAGATACACCTACTTTCCAGTGTATGGGACGAGAGCCCGAAAGGTTACAAGTGAGTGTACATTTTTAAGTTGTTGGACAGTTGGCTGAGAGGTTTAAAGCACCGGTCTACTAAACCGACGAAGGTTAACGCCTTCCCAGGGTTCGAATCCCTGACTGTCCGCCAGAATTTCCAGACCGACGGGTCATGGATCGTGGTGACTGAATAAGCCCTTACAGTATGGGGCTAAGGTAATGCCAAAGGAACTTAGCGGTTCGTCTTAGCAGATGCAGGCATGTATGAGTCCAGGATAGCACAGGTAGTACTGGCAGTGGCTCATTGGAGGATCCTAACCCTCCCCACACATATTATTTTCAGGATACATCATGTGGACATTAGTTTTTATTATATTTTTAGATAATGGAGAACTTCAAGCCACAGATGTCGGAAATTATAGAACAATGTACAAATGCTTTGCAGACAGAGAACAGTTAGCAGTAACCGCCGGAGGTGAACAAGGATATTTTCCTCCTGGTATGCAAGGTATTTGTGTCTATCGAGATTCACCCCAAACATAAATAAACTTATGATAAGAGCTCAGAAAGAAATTATCTGGCATCTCACTTGCAGTTCATGCAATTACTACTGGTCCTACCCAACTATGGAAGAAAAATACTGTATAGACCGAGCGTCTTTGCATTGCCCTAGTTGTGGTAAAAAATGCCGTGTAAGTAAAGATGATTCGGACAAATGAAAAAACAAACTCTTTATCCTATGAACAATACTGTTGATGAAACAGTACAGGATTACACGACTGATCCAAAAAAGCAAAAGATAAAAAAGCAAAAAATAAAACGTAGTACTACTAAACAGCTTCGCAACGAAGCAAAAAACCTAAAGAAAGATTATCCCAATGAAAATTCTTAAGAAGTTCGAAAGCCAAGATAAATTGGCAACCATATCCCTCCACAAAGAAGTTTTATATTGTTCATTTTATTCAAATAATAGATTAGTTGGTGAAATTGAATATCCTAATAAAAGTTATCATTATGTTCAAGATGCCGCTGAAAATTGGCTTAATGGAGTAATGACTTACGATACTGTTAAGCGTTACGCCGCTTAAAAAAAATTACAACTCATTGAAAACACACATTTCTTTTCTTACGATTTCTGTTGACATTCGGTTTAAAAATCACTATATTTAATATGAAGGTAAAAAGGAAACACAATGGCTTGGTCAGTTACATCACAATTTGGAACGATAAGTAAAGCGGTAGGCGGTACTGTTCCTGAGTGGAATGCAATTGTTGAATGTACAGAAGAAGAAGCAAGACATTGGTTTCAAACTTGGACATCGTCCAAGCAATTAAGTAGAAGAACTATTATCTTATGGGACGATAAAGAGATAGTTGAAGTAAAGTTTGTGTAAAGGAGTGAGATATGGGAATGAGTAATTGGATACTTGATAATGTTGAAATTTTTTGGAGTAGAGCTCATAAAACCATTGGCGAATGTGAATGTGTTGCTGAATGGGAAGAAGTAATGAAAGGGCACGAACATTTACTTCAAGGATCAGATGACGCAAATCATATCAAAGAAGTTGGCTATACAGCTCTTTGGAATGACTACTGGGCAGACTCAGTTTAAGGGAGCATTTAAAAATGGCTAAACATCGTTCAATGTATAATACAGAACAAGTTCTTCAGCTTGCTATTATTGTAGATGCAGAACAAGGTTTTATTAAAAGTGGTTATGGATATTATGATCATGAACAAGACAAAAATGTTTATGATAATAAAACCACAATTAGTAATTATCTAAATGGTATTGAAGATTTTGAAATGCCTACAATTACAGACGAAGTTAAAGAAGAAGCTACCAATATTGTTAATTCGTTTCGTGACACGTTAGTTGGTAAAAAACTAATGAACACAATGAACTCATTTGAGGAAGGCGTATTAAAAACTATTAGTAGTGAGCAAACTGATAACTTTGGTGTTAGTGTTCTTGCTAGTTTACCAAATAGTGCTCGTGTTCAAGAGAAACGCCAAACGTTAGACGATTGGTTCACTGACATGCGTCCTAAGAGTGATTTTGTTGGTAAGCCTGGAGAACGTATGCGGTTCCAAGCATTAATTAAAGATGTCAAATTTATTGCAAAATATGGTATCCATTTGGTAACCTGTGTTACTAAAGAAGAAAATATTATAAAGTTCTTCTTCAGCAAAGAGCCAGACATCTCTGGTATTATTGAAAATAAAGACGTTGTTATTACTGGTAAAGTAAAACAACATGACGTAAGTAAGTTCAGTGATTGTAAAGAAACTGTATTTAATTATGTAAAAATTGAAGAAAAAGGTTGACAGTAGATATATAGATGCTATTGTTAAGTTGTAGATAGAAACAGTTAATTGGAGTGAGAGACCATGAAACAAGTATTAATTAGAAACGGAAGCTACCGCAATATGCCAGTAACCGACACAGTGTTTACACTAGTAAAAGGTTATACGGAAGGTGCTAAAAGCAACTACATTACTGTAGATGGATTAGACCATGCAGGCATGCCAGACGGTAACGTCCGTATTAAAGTACAAAGTCCGGAGTTCTTTGAAGTGATGAAAGACGGCGAAACAGTAGAAGCTGATGCTACAAAAAATGAAACCGACGCAGAAATTATCGAAAGATTGCGTGAACGATTTCAAATTTTAGAAGATATGAGTTATGCTTCCTGTGATGGTGTAGTACGTGGAATGGTAGTAACAGGACCTCCAGGTGTTGGTAAATCCTATGGAGTTGAGAAAGTTATCCGTGAAGCGGAAATGATGAATAAGATGAGCGGTGGGGCTGGTAATACTGGACGTAAGTATGGTATGGAAAAAGGCGCCGCTAGTGCAATAGGTTTATACAAGTTACTATATGAATACAGCGAAAGCGGTTCAGTACTTGTACTAGATGACTGTGATAGTGTACTGTATGATGAGACAAGTTTGAACTTACTCAAAGCGGCACTTGATAGCAGTCCTAAACGTTACCTAAGTTGGCGTTCAGAAAGCCGAGTGCTTGCTAACGAAGGTATTCCAGATAAATTTGAGTTTAAAGGTTCGATCATCTTTATTACGAATCTCAAGTTTGACAAAACACGTGGTAAACTAAAAGATCACTTAGATGCGATTATGTCACGTTGTCACTACTTGGACTTAACATTAGATACAATGCGAGACAAGTTCTTGCGCTGTAAGCAGATCGTCTCAGACGGTATGCTAGACGAATATAAGTTTGGTGAAGCTGAAACAAGCAAGCTAATGACTTATATTCATGATAACCGAAACAGGCTACGTGAAATGAGCTTGCGTATGGTTTTAAAAATTGCCGACCTGAAAAGGATGAATGGCGATAAGTGGCAACGTTACGTAGAAATGACTTGTATGAAACGTGGCTAGAAATATAAAAACCCGGAAGTGGACTCCTCTGTCTGCGTCACTCTCACTCTCACTCGCCGGGCTTTTTCACTAGGGGCTAGTAAGGTAAGACATCTTACTAGCCCTTCTTTTATATAAGTATTTATGTAATTCTTGACAAAAAAACAATCTTAGGTTATAGTAAACTTATGAAGTGTAAAATTATCCTTAAAGACGAAGTTAATTGTAAAGTTGAAGGACTCGACTTACAAACTCGTCGTAAGTGTGAACAAAAACTAAAGTTCTTTTTACCTTATGCAAGACATGTACCCGCCTATAAACTAGGACGTTGGGACGGTTGTGTAGGCTTTTTTACAATGGGCGGCAACACATTTGTTAATGCATTGCCACATATTATTCCAATACTTCAAGAACAAAAATATGATTTTGAAATAGAGGATACTAGAAAGACATGGAAGTTTGAGTTCCCACAAGTTACAGAAGATCACTTCAGCGATAAAACATGGCCTGATAAACATCCAGCAGGAGGTGAGCCTGTTGTATTAAGAGATTATCAGGTAAGCATTATTAATAAATTTTTAGAGAACAACCAAAGCATCCAAGAGATTGCAACAGGTGCTGGTAAGACATTAATGACTGCCGCACTTAGTAACTTAATAGAACCATACGGACGTAGTATTGTTATTGTACCTAATAAAGACCTAGTAACACAAACAGAAGCAGACTATATTAACTTAGGGTTAGACGTTGGTGTGTACTTTGGTGACCGTAAAGAGTTTGGTAAAACTCATACTATTTGTACTTGGCAAAGTTTAAACTTAATTGAAAAACGTTTCCGTGATGGCGAAAGCGAAATGAGTTTAGATGAGTTTGCTGAAGATGTAGTATGTATTATGGTAGACGAAGTACACCAAGCAAAAGCAGATGTACTTAAAAAGTTACTCACAGGAAGTTTTCGTAATGTTCCTATTCGTTGGGGACTAACAGGTACAATACCTAAAGCAGATCATGAACGTTTAAGTTTAGAAGTAGGCTTAGGAGAAGTTGTACATCAATTAGCGGCAAGTGAGTTACAAGATCAAGGTGTATTAGCACAATGTCAAGTGAACATATTACAATTACAAGATGATCTTAATTATGGTAACTATCAGAGCGAGCTCACTTACTTAACAACTGATAGAAATCGATTAGACTATATGAGTGAAATTATTTCACGAATGTCTGAGTCCGGAAATACATTAGTATTAGTTGACAGAATAAAAGCTGGTGAAGGATTGCTAGAAAGACTTGGCGAAGAAACAGTTTTTATATCTGGTAAAATGAAAACACAGGACAGAAAGGACGAATACGATGAAGTTAGCGATGCAAACAATAAAATCATTATTGCAACCTACGGTGTTGCCGCCGTGGGGATTAATATTCCTCGCATCTTTAATCTTGTTCTTATTGAACCTGGTAAATCTTTTGTACGTGTTATTCAATCAATAGGTCGAGGAATACGTAAAGCACAGGATAAAGACCATGTGCAAATATGGGATGTCACAAGCAGTGCAAAGTTTAGTAAAAGACATTTAACTGAACGTAAAAAATATTACAAGGAAGCCAACTATCCTTTCCATGTAGAGAAAGTAAATTACAAATGAAAATATTAACAGTAGAAAATAATGGATATAATTTAGATTTCGTTCCAGAAGAAATCGACGATATAAGATATTGTGTATTAGATTATACAGATAAAGATAATGCAGATTATATATTTGTTCCACTAGTATTCTTAGAAAGTTTTAGTAGCCCAGCCGCAGTTTTAAAGATAGGTAATCGTACACTTAAAGTTCCATTGGATTGGAGTATAGTATGTTGTGACCCTAGTATTGGTGATCCGGAAGTATTACCTGTTACAAGTTTGAATGATCGTGGGTTTAAAAGTTTTGTGTTTAATCCTATTACAGGATTTATTCCTACATTTACAGAAATCGAGATTGTTAATATTTTCCAAGAAGTGAAATGGTACTTTCCAAAATTAAAGTACGGACATATATTAACAGTACCACTAAACGAAAAAGAAAATCCTGATTGCATTTTTATTGTTAAAGAAACAAGTAAAATACCAGACGTACTTAGTACAGCGGATTTATGGTAATGCGTGGGCAACGAAGATGGCTTAAATTGTGGGCGAGAACAGTAGGCATGCCTGTTGGTCTTAATGATGACGACAAGCCAGAGTTTTTACCTATTACACAAAGTGATGTTCATAAAGCATTATTGTTCAGAACGTTCTGGATTGTCTTGCATATTTTAACATGTGGCTTTATAATAGTAGGTAACGGTAAAACAATTGGATTGTGGTAATGCCAGACTGGGTATACATATTGGGTTTAAGTCTTGTAGTAAGTTTCTTTTTATTACTACCCAATCTAATAAACTATATAAGAAAAGGTAAATTTGATGAACAGTAAAGTAATTATTAAAGAAGAAGAAACTAATGCAATCAATGAATGGCTTGCTAAAGGTAATAAAATAACAATATGTGAAGCTGGATTACGAACTGATCCTGATGAGTTAGTATATACAAACGGTCCTCAAAGGAAAAAGAATAAAAAAAGTTAAGCATATGGATCCACAAAAGCGTATTGTATATTTGATGTTAGGTATTTGTATTGCTTTACATTTTATTATTATTCCAATTTGGATGTGGAGTTTAGGGTTATGAGTAAACTAGATATTAAAAATGAAATGAGAGCAATCGACACAAAAGATCGTGCTTGGTATAAAAGTTTGACAAAAGAAGAACGTGAAAAGTATGACAAACAAATGTGGATTCAAATGCGATGGGCTAGTAGTGTACGTGGATCGAACGCTCCTAATTATTTGATGTTAGTAAATGAGTTTGCTAATGTTGACTTTAATACGTTAAAAAGTCATCCGCAATTACAATTGCAACTATTACAAATTGCAGGTACAGGTAAAACAGAATATCACGAATGGGTTCCTCCGGGTAAAGCAGGTAAAAAGAATAAATTTTTAACTTGGCTTGCAGAACAGTTTCCTAACTACAACGAAGATGAGTTAGAGTTGTTTGCACAAACAAATGATAAAGAAGTGTTTGTAGATCGTATGGAGCAACAAGGTATGAATAAAAAAGAAATAAAGGATATATTCAAATGATGGTATATTGTCACAAAGGAAGTCTACAGTTAGATTTGAGTTGGATACCAAAAGATGATAATGATCACGGTTGGCGAATACAAATACTAGATGGCGGTACATACTACAAAGTGGAAGATGGGATTATTGCAAAGTTTTCATACTTAGAAAAAGATACAGTAATCGAAGTAACAGAAGAAGCGGGTATACTATGAAAGTAAAATGTTTACAAGGTGAAGTACAAATGGATTTAGTCTGGCCAGACGAAAGTTATAAAATTGTTGTATTAATACCAGACAGTGAATATGATAATATTGAACCAGAAGCTAATGTGATTATTAAAAATAGAACAGCGAGAGCAATATTAGAAATCTCAGATGATGAAGTGTGAATACTGTAACAGAGAATTTAAACGTGAAAGTTCACTAGTAGCTCATACTTGTGAAAAGAAGAGACGTTGGCTTGCAAAAGAATTTCCTGAAACAGTTGCAGGTTTTAGTTCTTTTGATTTGTTTTATAGGTTGAGTATGCAACACAAGCCTAAGGAATATAAAGACTTTGTTGATAGTCAGTTCTTTAGTGCTTTTGTGAAGTATGGTAGTTACTGTATTAATACACGTGTGATTGATGCAGAAGCATACACTCGTTGGTTAGTACGTAAACAAGCAAAACTAAAAGACTGGCCTACAGATAGAATGTATATGCTTTTTGTTAAAGATCATTTAAAAAAGGAAACAGTAGACCGTGCATTAGAACGCTTCATTGAAACTGCTAGTAAGGTAGATTACTTTGAAACTTTCTGGGAAACTGCTGGAGGATATACAATTTCTGATTGGGTAGAGTCTGGAAAGATAAGTCCTTGGATTATTATTTGTAGTACAAGGGCACAAAATGCATTACGTGATATGCCAGATGAATGCTTTAATAGAATAGCAAATACTATTGATGCTGGCTATTGGGGGAAGAAAACAGAACAGTCACCACAAGATGCCGCTTGGGTGAGACACATTATAGACGGAGAACCAGTAGAATGATTAATGGTGTTGTAAACTTTTTTAAAGAAAGCTATAGACTCAGTCCATTTGCTTTTTATTGTGAACTAGTAGAAACTATTTTATTAGTATCTGCAAGTGCAATTCTAACATACACAGTATTAGATCCTGCAACAAAGATTTTTATTCCATTATATCTAGTTGGTAGTATACTTGGTGTAATTAGTACAATAATTCGAAAAGCAGGATTTGCTATCGTATTATGTGCTTGGTTTGTAGTAATGAATAGTATTGCTATGGTACAATTATTTTTATAGGAAAAGACATGCCAGATATTGATATAGACTTTGCAAATAGAGACACAGTTTTAAATAAACTACGACACGTTCCTGCACGTTTAAAAAATCGTAAACACAATACAGGTGTTTATTTTCATCGTGTGCCAAGTGATCCTTTTAAAGGATTATGCACAGTAGATCATAAAGAAGCAGATGATGTAGGATACTTTAAATTAGATATGCTTAATGTTAGTATATACAAAGAAGTGCGTGATGAAGATCATCTAAACACATTAATGACAACAGAGCCACTTTGGGAATTGTTAGAACACAAAGAGTTTGTAGAAAAACTATTTCATATTGGCAACCATTATGAAGTAATTAAAAACTTAAAGCCGAGAAGTATTTCAGATTTAGCGGCTAGTATTGCAGTTATTCGTCCTGCTAAACGCTACTTATTGACCAGTGACTGGGAAACAATTAATCGAGAAGTTTGGATTAAGCCTCCCGGTAGTGATGCTTACTACTTTAAGAAAGCACATGCGGTTGCTTATGCTACTGCTATTGTAGTACACATGAACTTAATCTGCGAACAATTATATTAGAGTTTTCTTACTAATTGAATGTTTCTGCGTTTAACACGTTTTTGGATAATGTTGTTTAAACTTATGCTAGGCCCTGCAATAATTTGAAAATTCTTTTGACTAAATGTTACAAGTGTTGGTCTAAATTTTTCCCAACGACTTTTAAATATAATATTGATAGGAATCATACGATTTGTTCCCCACCACCATTCTTCACCTAAGTCTAAAAATTCTATTTTGTTATCGTTAGATTTAATGCTATCGAAGTTATACATACTAGCCATGTATTGGTCTACATTTTGCATTATGCCAACATATTCATTATCGCCGTATGATACTAGTGTTAAAAACGGAAACTCGTTTAAAAGTTTTTGGTATTTTTGTGGTATATACGTCATTGTAATATTACTTATTCAAATAAATACTAGTGGAGATTTAACATGAACAATTATCAAACTACCAGTTACATTTATAACCAACGTAGTGAAATATTAGTACCTACTCGTAAGGGAACAACATATCACGGTGTTAGCAATCATAAGCCATTGGTACATTACCAAGGTGTGCATACTGATATTGAATTTTTTGTTCAAACAACTGACCGTAAGCCAGAAAATTTACAAACTAAAACTTTTACTGCTCATGTTCTCAATAATAATAAAATAGTTATCTTAAATAAGACTTTAATTCCTTTTGATTATGATCGTGGTATTGCAGTTTTACGTTTTGATAACCAAGACTTAAATGCAAATACCGATCCTGGGTTATATAATATTGTTATTACTTATACAGATGAATTTGGGCGTGAATATGCACTTCATAGTGATCAGAATATGCGAGCAAGTTATGTATTAGAAGTTCGTAAATTAATGACACAAGGCTAACTATTGACATTTCTCAAAATAAATTGTATTATTAACTTATGATTGTACTCGACTTTGTAAGACAAAATATGCCTGGTGGGTGGAAACAAACACCTAGTGGTTGGATTAGTGGAAACTGTCCGATGTGTCATACTCGTGGGCATGGTCCAGACAAACGTAAACGTGGCGGTTTTATGTTTGACGATGAAAAGTTTCAGTACAATTGTTTTAACTGTGGATTTAAAACTGGATGGTCACAAGGTCGTAGAATAGCAGGACGTTTAAAAGAACTATTAGAACAGTTGGGAGCAGATCCTGCACAGATACAGCGTATTAACTTTGAACTACTTAAAGAACAAGAAGAAGCAAGTATTGCAGATCAGTTTATACAAAAAGCAGAACAGCGTGAAGTAAAAATAGATTGGCCAGATTCTGTATTGCCTCCAGATGCAGTTCCTCTACACAATGTGGATACTAGTAAACTAACAGAAACAGAACTTGCTAAGTTTGTTGCCGCATGTGAATATGTTGAGGAGCGTGGTGTAAGTTTTTATAAACACTGGCATTGGTCACCATTTAAACATTTTAGTAATAGAGTAATACTTCCGTTTTATCATAACAATAATGTTGTAGGATATACTGCACGTTGGGTTGGCAAAACTCCAAACAAAGAAATACCTAAATACTATTTGCAAAGTCCAAAGCATTTTGTTTATAACATAGACAAGCAAAAGTCACATAAGTATACAATTGTTACTGAAGGACAGTTTGATGCATTACTAGTTGGTGGTGTTGCTATGCAAGGTAATACACCCAGTATGACACAATGTGATATAGTAGATAGTTTAGATACAGAAGTTATTGTAGTTCCAGATGCAGATAAAGCAGGTAACGATTTAGTTCGTGCGGCTTTAAGGCGAGACTGGCAAGTAAGTTTTCCTCCTTGGGAAAACTGTAAAGATGCCGCTGACGCAGTACAAAAATACGGAAGATTATTTACAGTTAGGAGTATATTAGAAAGTGCATTCAAAAACAAAACAAAAATACAAGTCTTGGCAAAGTCTTACTGTAGATGATGTATATAATGCAGGTATGAAACATATAAGCGCACACACAGATTTGCAAAGCGAATGGATTAAACAGTTTGCTTGGTGGCCTAAACGTAGTGATATAACTAATCAATGGATTTGGTTGACATATTACTATGAATACGTTATAACAATGGATATGAATGGTGCAGTTCCTAAAAAGGGAAGAGATTGGCGAATGATATACACTCGTAGTGAGTACATTCAAAAAAAGTTAACAGGCGAATTAGATGAGTGAAGAGTATACAGAAGATTTACAGAAACTGTACATTGAATTTTTACTAGCAGAAAAAGATCTTTTTGTTAGATGTAATGCTATTACACAAAGCAAATATTTTGCTCGTAAGTATCAGCCTGTAATGGACTTTATACAAGAGCATGTAGATGGATATGGTGATTTACCTACACACGAACAAATTGGTGCAAAGACACAACAACAATTTGATGACGTAAAAGATAAAATTACAGATGATCATAAGAAATGGTTTATGGATGAATACGAAAAGTTTTGTAGACATAAAGCATTAGAAGGTGCAATATTACAAAGTGCAGACAAACTAGAACGGCATGAGTATGGAAGTGTTGAATCTATTATTAAAGACGCAGTGAGCATTGGACTTGCTAAAGACTTTGGACTAAACTATTGGGAAGATCCTGCAGGACGTATACAAACTATAAAAGATAATAGAGGACAAAATAGTACAGGTTGGGATAGTTTAGATAAAGTATTGTATGGCGGATTTAATCCAGGCGAACTAAACATTTTTGCAGGTGGTAGTGGTAGTGGTAAAAGTTTGTTTATGCAAAATATGGCACTTAACTGGGCACTAGCAGGTAAGAATGTTGTCTATGTAAGTTTAGAACTTAGTGAAGAACTTTGTAGTATGCGACTTGATGCTATGCTTACTAATATGAGTACACGTGATGTTATGAAAAATGCAGATGATGTTGAGCTCAAAGTTAAGATGGCAAGTAAAAAAGCAGGTGTATTACAAATTATACAAATGAGTAATGGTAGTACAATCAATGATGTCAAAGCATACTTAAAAGAATTTCAAATACAAAAGAACTTAAAAGTAGATGCACTATTTGTTGACTACTTAGATTTAATGATGCCTGTAAGTGTTAAAGTTAATCCAAGTGATCAATTTATTAAAGATAAATTTGTATCTGAAGAGTTACGTAACTTAGCAACAGAATTAAACATATTGTTTGTTACAGCATCGCAGTTAAATCGTGCGGCTGTTGATGAAGTAGAGTTTGATCATTCTCACATTGCAGGCGGTATTAGTAAAATTAATACAGCAGATAACCTAATAGGTATTTTTAGTAGCCGTGCAATGCGTGAACGTGGTAGAGTACAAATACAATTTATGAAAACACGTAGTAGTAGCGGAGTTGGCACTAAACTAGACTTAGGTTATGATATGTCAACGTTACGTATTACAGATTTAGATGAAGATGAGCAGGGTGAAGATGGACAAGTTGCAAGTATCTATCAAAGCCTAAAAGCAAATGCTCAAAGTAGTGTGAGCCCAGCAGGTGTACAAACTGCACCAACAGCCGCAGTTGCAGTTGATAATGCTGATAGATTAAAAAACTTATTAAAACGAAGGGAATAGTTGCTGAAACATTGATGCCGTTGACCTTATTCTAGTCTATGTATGATATCGAACAACGGGCTAGCCTTAAAGAGTCAATAAGTATGAGCCTGTATGAGCCAAAAAGTAAGCCTGTTGTTTGCCCGCTACCACTGATGTTATAGTTCTTATTTTTCCAATGGATCCTAAGTTCTTAATCAGAAAATGCAAAAGTGCCATAAGTGCTTTCCACCAATGTTTCAGCAACAATATTTATAAATAGTAGTGTTATGAAAAGAAAAACAAGATCAATTTTGGAAGAAATTAATGCAATGGCTCCTAAGAGAGACAAAAAGCAGATTGTTGAGTCTAATGCCGAGCAAGTTATTGTCACTGCTATTAACTTAATTAATTTAATCAACGAAAGTTTCGATGTTGAAACCGCCGCTGATTTAAATAAACGCTTAATTAATTCAATCCGAACTAAAGATCCTAAGAAGTTTATAAGAGGGATCAAACGAGTTGAAAATTAAAGATATACTAGGCGGTAAGTTTAAACGTAAAATTAGACGAGGTAGCCGCATTAAAAGAATTTTACAGAACGACTTACATCTAAGCGAAGGTGGTAAGGTCTTTGGTGATGATGCGATACCGTTTGATCATGCAATGATTCCAAGCATTATGAAAAGTGTAAACACTGTACTTTCTAAAACAGGTGCTAGTGCAATTCCAATAGGATCAGGTGCAACTCCAACTAAAGGTAAAGTTAGTGGTGACTTAGATTTAATAGTCGATACTGATATACTTAAACAACATTTTAAAATGCCAGACGAACCTGATAAAGTTATTAGACAAAAACTACGTCAGTTATATGACTTAGCAGGATTTGATACAGCTCAGAGTGGTAATAGTGTACACGTTAAAGTACCAATGGGCGACCATGCACATCAAGTTGATATTATGGTTGTGCCAAATGCGGCAAATGCGGCACAGTTTCATACACACAATATTCCGCAAGGAAGTAAGTTTAAAGGAAAAAACAAGCAACAACTATTGAGTATTATTGCTCGAGAAAAAGGTATGCTATGGAGTAACTTTGATGGACTTTATAAGCGTTTACCAAATGGTAAAAAAGATCCTAACGGACTTATTAGCCGTGACATTAATGAGATTGCTAAATTATTATTAGGCCCTAATGCCCGCAAAGAAGATATGGGCAGTGTTGAATCTATTGTATCAATATTGGGTAAAGAAGGCGAAGAGCTATTAGCAAACATTAGAGCAAATGATCCAAATTGGAAAGAACTTGATTAATGCGAGCAAGAGAATTACTCACAGAAGCCACAGTCGGTCGTGAATATCAGCATTTAGAAGATTTAGTATTTGCTGAAGGTAGTAAAGGTGCTAAACGTGCGGCAACTATTTTACAAAGACTAGGACAAGACTCAAGTGATGTTGCCATTAAATGGGACGGCAATCCTACAATTTATTGGGGGCGTGATAGTAATGGTACATTTGTACTAACTGGTAAAAATGGTTGGGGTAAAAGTAAAAGTACTAGTAGTGACGAACTTAAACAATTCATTATGGGGACAGGCAAAGGCGAAGATTGGAGACAAGACTTCGCTGATAATATGGGTGCAGTATTTGATTTGATGGAACAAAATACTGCTTTAGATATGCGTGGATTTGTTTACGGAGACTTATTGTACAGTCCATCTAAACCTTTTACAACTAATAATGGTGCTTACATGTTTGAGCCAAATAACGTAACATACACTGTAGATGCTGATAGTGCTATTGGTAAACGTATTGGTGGTAGTCGAATCGGTATTGCCGCACACAGTATATTTGGAGAGTTTGGAGATCGTACAGGTACACCTCTTAAAGATACAAAAAGATTGAACACAAACGAAGTAGTAGTGTTTGGACAAACATATGTTTCTCATACTCCAAGTATTGATACAAGCGCAGTTGAAGAAATAGTACAATTAGCTAATACAAATGGATCAATAATTGATGCTTGGTTAACACCTGAAAAAGGATTAAGCAATAAAGGCGGCATTGTTTATACATATGTTAATCAAATGACCAAACAACGTAAACTAGACAAACTAGGTAGTGGGTTTTTTGATTGGCTTAAGACTAGTAAAGTAAGTGCAGGACAGCAAGCCAAATTATTAGCATCAGATACAAAAGGTTTAAATGCAATATTACAATTGGTTGTAAAAATTATGACAGTTAAAGATTCTATTATTGCACAATTAGATTCAGCACCTGCTGATATTAAAGCAAGTACAAAAGGTGAAGAAGGTGGAGAAGGTTATGTTGCTGGTAGAGATAAAATTAAACTAGTACCACGTAGTAGATGGCAACCTAATTTGTAAGATAAATATTATTATGGAACAGAAAAAATATACATTACAACAATATGCGGCAATGCAAGGCGGACATTCAATTGAGGATGAAACAGAATCTCGATACAGTTTTATTGGCGGTCTAAACGAAAGTAAACTATTTAGAACTAAGCGTCAACTTGAGACTAGCGATTTACGCAGTAACTTAGACTTTGCATTTTTAAATATGTTAACATTACATACAATGTATCAAGATTATTCCACTGCTCCACAAGCCCAGGCGTATGCTAAACGCACTTTACTTGCAGGTGGCGGTCAATTTAAAAACTATAGAAACAACGGTACTGATCTTTATCAAGCATTGCACAGTATTAGTTCTGGCAAATTTGCTAGTAGTGATGCCGCTGGTATTCAAGCAAATAAAGTTAAATTACCAGAGCAAAAGATTAGACAGTACTTGCAACAAATGGCAGCCGGTAGACCAATTGTTGGCGCACAAAACTATTTTATGCAGTTAGAGCGTGGAATGGATATACAAAATAGTAATTACAGAAGTGTTAGACGTATTGTTAGTAACTGGTCAGGTTCAGATACTGCACAACGTGGATTAGCAAGTACTAGATTGCTACAGTTTTATAGAACTAAAGCAATTAAAAGTGAACTATATCCTAGTTTTAAGTCAATGACACAGAATAACGGACTAGAAATCAAAAATGTAAGAAATGCAGAAAAAGGTGCTGGTAGATTGAAACGAGCGGCTTTTAGAACCGTTGCAGGCGCTACAGCGGCAGTTGGCGGCTTTGCGGCAGGAAGAGCGTTTGGCAGATCACTAGTTAAGTAAGGTGACACTTGTCAGAAAAATACACAGCGTATACGTTAGTGGACATTACAAATAGTAACATAATAAACTATAGAAGTAAAAATATACACGGATACAATCAACAACAAAATTTAAACACATTAGTTCAGTGTATTGGCATGAGAAGTCAACCATTGGACATTAGAGTTGAGCGTTTTGAAGCACAAGATGTAGTTGATTACGCCTTCGGAACTGCATATTCAGGACTACATACAGTATGGAAATTTGACTTTAGTAGCGAACATAGCAACGTTTTTACTCAAGATGATAATAATGTTTATTTTTTAAAACAAGACTGTAATAGAATAGCATTTACTCCGTACTTAGACGAAACTGTTAATTTTTTAAACAATATTTTTAATACAAAGTCGGATGAATACATTAACCTATACTTTATTAAATTGGTATGATATTATAAATACTATTGTAGAAAGCAGTAAGCGAACTCTACTAGGCAAAGAAAAAAGGCACACTATATTAGGCATATGCGGAGTCAGTCACTAGCCTCCGTTATCAAAAGGCTACTACTAACACGATGCTAAGAAGCATTTAAGCCGTAGAAAGCGTATTTAATGTCAGTTTCAGCGATTCAAACCACGCAACTCGAGCGGGAGAATCTGGAAGCACACGTTGATCTGTGTGCCGAGAGGTATCGTGTATTGGAAGAAAAAGTTAACAACATAGACACTCGCCTTACAGGCATTGAAAAAACCGTTTTCCAAATGCGTGAAGACGGCATAAGAGAATTTGGTCGACTCCGTGAGGATATGATCAAAGCAGGTAATACAACAAATAAAATAATGATGGGTACTGGCGGTACTATCATAGCAGGTGTATTAACAGTAATAGTTACACTGTTAATGACCTAACACTTTCCGTATAAATAGTAATATGAACTTTAACGAATTTACATCAGAAGAACCTGTTGTTGAAGCACAACTTGTTTGGGCTAGAAAAGGCAGAAAACTTGTACGCAAGTATCGTTGTTCTGTAGGTAGACGTAAAGGAAGGATCGTTGCTGATCCAAGTCAGTGTAGTGCGCCAATTGATATTAAGAAACGTATGAATCTTAGAAAAACAAAAGCAAAAATGGGCGCACGTATGTCTAAAAAAGCAAACCGTACTAAGAAGTTTAACCCAGCAAGTAAAGCATTAAAACGTTTAAATAGGTAACAATTATGAGAATACGTGATATAGTAGAATATAGTACACAAGATGAACCCGCATATGGAACAAGCCGTGCGGCAGTACGTCAACAAGGTGCTACTAACGCAAACATGAATCGTCGTGTAAACAATCAAAATAAAAATGCAAATGACGAAGCAAATGTCAAAGCACAACAACAGTTTCAAGCTCAAAAACGTGTCTCAAAACGAGTTGCAACAGGTATTCCTATTAGAGCAATGCAACCGCAAGCACCTGGAAGTCCGGAGCAACAACAATGAAAGCAATAGTCACCAAAGGAGGATTCCCTACATTTATCAATTCTAGAGAAAGTAAATTTTTAGAAACACATTTTACAGAAGATAAATTATTAGAGGGAAAAGAATTAAATGAACGTGAGTCTTATATTGCACAAAATTTAGTTCACCGAGGCGTATTAGATAAAGTAGTTAATCAAGGCAACGCTAGTTATAAACTTAATATCAATAATTACGGAAAGGCATAAACATGGATCCCAACACAAAGCAAATGCACGACATCTTATCTAAGTTACAACGTGCTAATCCAAAATTAATGAAAGAAAAAGTAGATACAGTGTATCATAACTTGTCTGAAGCCGCAGATCATGACGTAGATTTGAAAGTTGCATTAAACAGTCGTGTAGATGAATCTAGTGTTACTGTACAAAACTATCGAATCGATATCGTATTGCAAGAATTTGCTGGTAGAGAAAAACGTTTTTACAATATTGTAGAAGGTGATCGTATTATACATCGTGAATTAGCATTGTTTGAAACAGCAATGGGTATTGTAAAAAAACAAATGACAGGTAAGCTCGGTGGGATTGCAGAATTGGAAAAATTTGATAATGATTATGCTAATTCATTATATGAACTATGGACACATAACTCAAGAGCGAAGCGTGGAATAAATGAAGACGTTGCATTAGCAAAAGCATCTGATGCAAAACGCAAAGTAAGCGAAGCGAAACAAAAAATATTAAAAAGACTATAAATATACTATATAAACTAGGGAATTAGGAAAATGTATTTAAACGATTTAAACTCAGCATCTCATAACGTTGATAAAATCAATGGTATTTTAGCAAATACTTTTGGTCATACAATCGATATTAGCGAAATGAGTACAAATTCATTGGAGCGCATGTTAAATGCTACCGATGCAAAGATTATAGAAATTAAAGAAAGTAATGCAACATATTGGGAGAGTCCACAATATAATAAATTACATTTAATTTCACATTCATTGAGAACATATATCAATGAAGTTGCGCCAACTAGAAGTGCTGGCACAGTAAAAACAAAAGTAAAAGAAGCGGCAGACTTAGAGCAAGCAGAAGTATTGTTGGCGGCTAAAGAAATGGTTGACAAAGTACAGAAAATGGTCGAAGACCTAGCAGAAATGCAAGTACAAGAACTTATGCCAATTGTAGATGCAATGAAAGAGCAAATCGGCTTTGATGTTGCGGAAGCATATAACAATGCGGCAGAGGCAGCTCTTGGTGCATTCTTAGAACAAGCTAAGTCGGCAAAAGAGGCAATGGAAAATGCAACACTAGTAGCAACTGGTGATCAAAGTGCGGCTCCTGCTCCAACAGATATGAGTATGGAACCAGACATGGACATGGGCGATGAGCCAATGGGAGATATGGATGATGATTTTGATGCAGATCCGGCAGCCGCAGGTGATGAAAATCCAGTAGGTCGTGAAATGAAAGCAGAATCTGCAATTAATGCTATGGAAAAAGAGACACTAGCTAAAAAAAAGTTTCTAGAGAGTAAAGACAAGCTCTTTAAAATGGTAGAAAGTGGTCAAATGTCTCAAGCAGATTTCATTAATCTTATTAACGAATTAGACGGGTAATAAAAGTTTAATGTTAATTAATGAATTCATATACGAAGGTCAAGGATACGTGCTTAACGGTATTGAAGAACTTATTGTTCGTTCAAAAGCACGTGGCTTAACTAAAATTAGTACTCCTACTCTTTTAGCTAAGTTAAAAGCATCTGGATACCTTATTGATATGAAGAATTTATTAACTTTACTCGGCAAGCTAGATAGTGTAGGTAGTGCTAACAAACAAGAAGTTACTTTAGATACAGCTATTCCAAGTTCCCCCAATAAAAAAGACGATCAGACTGTATCTAAATTAGCGTCCAAACAAATTAAAAAGGCTCAGAAATGACATATTACATTAATAGAGCTGAAGCTCGTGCTAAAGCAAGACAAGACTTAACAATTTTCCGTGAAGTTAATCACATCATGGAGAAAATTTTAACTGATGCAGGTTCAGGTCTGTATCAAACAATTGTCGATGATGGCACAGCAATGACGGAAAGCACACCAGATGTTGTTGCAAATGGCAGTATTGCAAATCCAACTATTACTGGTACACCTACACTTATCTTAAACGGTGCTACAATTACATTAGGTACAAGTGGCACAAACTTAAATGCAGTTATTGCAGATATCAACGATGCAGGATTATCAGGTATTGTTGCAAGTAAAAGTACAACTGATCATTTAATCATTACATATACTACAACACAAAGTACAACCTGGGATATGGTAGTTGGTGCTGGTACTGCTAACGTTGACTTAGGTTTAACAGCTACAACTATAACAGCAACAAATCCAGACAGTGTTAGTTTTTATACAGTATGGGACGGAACAACAAATGATCGTGCTAAAACTGATCAAATGCAACAAGTGGTCAAGTACTTTGAAAATCTCGGATACAGTGTCGATCAACAAATTAATACTAACACAAATAAAACATTTAGTTGGATTATTAGTTATTGACAAATAATACTTTCTACGTTATATTCATATAATGTTAAAGATAAATTCACCCTACAAGTATGAAGAATTCAAGCGTAAAAGCGTAAACGGTAAACGTTTGTATGAAAATCCTTTTGGCGAGCCAGTACCTAGTGTTACAACTATATTGGATAAAACAAAACCAAGAGAAAAAAGAGAAGCACTTGCTAACTGGAAAAAAAGAGTTGGTGAAAAACAAGCTCAAAAAATAGTTACAGAAGCCGCTAATGTCGGAACCATTATGCACAACATATTAGAAAGTTGGGTAAAGAATGAAGACTATACAGGAGATCGTATACTACAAGCAGAAATGATGGCAGAAACTGTTAAAAAGCATGTAGAGCCGCATTTACAAGAAGTGTGGGGTAGCGAAGTAAACTTATGCTATCCTGGATTATATGCTGGTACAACTGACTTAGTTGGTGTATACAAAGGTAAGCCTACTATAATGGACTTCAAACAAACCAACAAGCCTAAGAAACGTGAATGGATTGATGATTACTTTATGCAAGGTGCCGCTTATGGATTAGCACATAACGAACTATATGAAACTAAAATAGAAAACATTGCTATTTTTATGTGTAGTCGTGAATGCAATTGGCAACTGTTTGAAGTTGGCCCAGACGAGTTTAAAGAATGGGAAAGTAAGTGGGCTAAAAGAGTTGAGGAGTTCTATAATATAGCATAAATATGTTATAGAGGAAAATAAAATGGCAGATACACGTATTAGTAAAATTCAAATTAGACAAGGTGACTTTACAGATTTACCTTTATTAGATTCAGGTGAACTAGGATATGCTACAGATCAGCATAGGCTATTCATTGGTAATACAATTGTTGATATTGGTACAGGTGATGGAAATGTTATTGAGTTTTTTGTTCCTATTGCACTAAGTAATCCTAATAATATTATTGCAGTGTTAGTAGATGGTAATCAAGTTAACACAGGCGATTATACTATATCAGGAACAGGACTTACATTTGCAACAGCACCAGCTAATGGTACAGCTATTACTGCCAAATACAATTCAGAAATTGAAATTGATAGATTTTCTTCAGTTGTTCCTTCATTATCATTACCAGCAAATGGTAACTTAGCAGAAACAGGTTTTAGTATTGATACAACAGAATCAGATGTAGTTATTTTAGATTATACACTAAGCAGTACAAATGGTGTACGTATTGGGCAACTAAGATTTGGTACAGATACAGTAAATTCAACTACGACAATTGACGATAACTATACAGAAACTGGCACAATTGATATTGTGTTTAGTGTTGATATTCAAACAGCAGGTAGATTGAAACTTCTTTATACAGACAATGATAATTTAATTAGTAAATTTAAGTATACATATAAACTTTGGAACAGCAACTAAACCACGGGGCGTGGTTTGAATCTCCTAGCAAACGTTTAAGTATGTGGAGAGATTTCCGTAAAAGCCTCGATACGAACAATATAATCGATGTATGTGATACAGTAATTAAATGGTGGCAAACCGCTCCTTTGATTCGCATTGCCATTGATCCAGTTAATTCTTCTCAATGGCCTACCCCTTGGGAAATGCTACATCAAGGAGATTTTTGTGAAAACAGTTTGGCATTAGGAATGAGTTACACGATATACTATGCTAATCCAAATATAAAAAATGAACTACTGTACATAACTTGTAGGGAGCATAGCCTACAAAGATTATGTGCATTAATCGATGATAAGTACTTGCTTAACTACGAGCGTGATGTTATAAGTACATTACCAACCGATGGCACGTGCATTGTTGAAAACAGTGACGAAGTAAAAAATATAATCAAACAGTAATAAAGGACAGAGACACATGAGCAATATTCTAGTAACTAAACGTAATGGAAATAAAGAAGGAATCGACCTGGATAAAATTCACAAAGTTGTATTTTATGCATGTGAAGGTATTAACGGAGTTAGTCCGAGTCAGGTTGAAATGAAAAGTAACTTACATTTCTATAACGGTATTACTAGTGAAGATATTCAAGAAACTCTTATTAAAAGTGCAAGTGAACTTATTGATGAAGATACACCAAACTACCAATGGGTAGCAGGTCGTCTTATTGTATATCATCTACGTAAAATGGTATACGGACAATTCGAACCTCCCCATCTTAAAGATATTATTGTAAAAAATATTGACGAAGGATTTTATACACAAGACTTACTAGATCAATTTAATGACGATGAAATCAACGAAATGAATGATTACATCAAACATGATAGAGATGAAAATTTTACCTATGCGGCTATGGAGCAATGGCGTGGTAAGTATCTTGTACAAAATCGTGTCACAGGTATAATTAAAGAAACACCACAAGTAGCATATATGTTAATTGCGGCAACATTGTTTAACAGTTATCCAAAAGAAACACGTATGCGATGGATTAAGGATTATTATGATGCTGTTAGTAACTTTGATATTAGTTTGCCTACTCCTGTTATGGCCGGAGTTCGTACTCCTCAGCGTCAGTTTAGTAGTTGTGTTCTTATTGAGACTGGTGATAGTCTTGATAGCATTAATGCTACTACTAGCAGTATTGTAAAATATGTAAGTCAAAAAGCAGGAATTGGTATTGGTGCAGGAAGTGTTCGTGCTATTGGTTCGCCGATTCGTAAAGGCGATGCATATCATACAGGTGTTATTCCATTCTATAAAATGTTTCAAGCGGCAACACGTAGCTGTAGTCAAGGTGGTGTACGTAATGGTGCGGCAACACTTTACTATCCAATTTGGCATTACGAAGTTGAAGACTTGTTGGTACTAAAAAACAACAAAGGTGTAGAAGATAACCGTGTACGTCATATGGACTATGGTGTACAATTTAATAAGTTAATGTACGAAAGATTGATTTCTGGTGGAGACATTACATTATTTTCGCCTAGTGATGTACCAGGCTTGTATGAAGCGTTCTTTGCAGACCAAGACGAATTTAAAGAACTATACGAACGTGCAGAACGTAACACAAGACTACGTAAAAAAACAATTAGTGCTATTGAATTGTTCAGTCATTTTATGGGTGAACGTAAAGACACTGGACGCATTTATCTAATGAATGTAGACAATGCTAACAGTCATAGTAGTTTTAATGAAAACGTAGCACCTGTACGTATGAGTAACTTATGTTGCGAGATTAATCTACCCACAAAGCCATTAAATGATTTTAATGATGAAAGTGGAGAGATTGCATTATGTACATTAAGTGCTATTAATTGGGGTAATGTTAAAAAGCCACAAGACTTTGAAAAGATTTGCAAATTAGCAGTACGTGGACTTGATGCATTATTAACATACCAAGATTATCCTGTAATTGCCGCACAAATGGCAACAATGGGTAGACGTCCACTAGGTGTTGGAATTATTAATCTAGCATATTGGATGGCTAAAAATGGGATGACATACAGTGATCCAAATTTAGAAATGATCGACGAATATGCTGAAGCATGGAGTTATTATCTTATTAAAGCAAGTGCAGAAATTGCACAAGAGCAAGGTGCTTGCTTATGGAGTGATCAAACAAAATATCATAATGGTTTACTACCAATAGACACCTACAAGCAAGATGTAGACGAACTAGTACCACATGTAGAACGCATGGATTGGAATAGTTTACGTAGCATGTTGCAAGAAACAGGCATCCGTAACAGTACACTAATGGCACTAATGCCAGCTGAAACATCAGCACAAATTAGTAATGCTACAAACGGCATTGAGCCGCCACGTAGTTTAGTAAGTGTTAAACAAAGTAAACATGGTGTTCTAAAACAAGTTGTACCCGGTATCCATCATTTGAAAAACAAGTATGAATTGCTTTGGGATCAATCAAGTCCTGAAGGTTATCTAAAAATTATGGCAGTACTACAAAAGTATATTGACCAAGGCATCAGCGTAAACACAAGTTATAATCCAACATTTTATGAAGATGAAAAGATTCCAATGAGTACAATGTTACAACACTTAATGATGTTCTATAAGTATGGTGGTAAGCAATTGTACTATTTCAATACATTTGATGGCGCAGGTGAAATAGATATTGACAAACTAGAAGAATCTACTAATATAGAGAACAGCGATATTATTATCGAAGAAGAAGAAGCCTGCGAAAGTTGTGTAATATAAGGAAAGAAAATGAGTTCAGTATTTGATGTAACAAACAAAAGTAATCATGTAGAAAATTTAGCGTTCCTAGATCCGTCTGGAGGCGTTACAATTCAACGCTATGATACAATGAAGTATCCTAGTTTTGATAAATTTACAGACAAACAATTAGGATTCTTCTGGAGACCAGAAGAAGTTGACACATACCGTGATGGTAAAGACTTTAAAAATTTAACAGAACACGAAAAGCATATTTTTACAAGTAATTTGAAAAGACAAATTTTGCTTGATAGTGTGCAAGGTCGTGCGCCAGCAGAAAGTTTTGGAAGCATTGTAAGTTTACCAGAATTAGAAAACTGGATTATTACTTGGACTTTTAGTGAAACAATTCACAGTCGTTCATATACACATATTATTCGTAATGTATATAATAATCCAAGTATTATTTTTGATGAACTAATGGATATTCCAGAAATTGTTGATTGTGCAGGAGACATTTCCAAGTATTATGATGATCTTATCGAAGGTGCAATGTATTACAATTTATTAGGTGAAGGCACACATACAGTTAATGGTAAAAAAGTTGTAGTTGATTTACGTGAACTTAAAAAGAAATTATGGCTTGCTATTATGAGTGTGAACATACTAGAAGGCGTTCGTTTTTATGTAAGTTTTGCTTGCTCATGGGCATTTGCAGAACTTAAAAAGATGGAAGGTAATGCCAAAATTATTAAGTTTATTGCACGTGATGAAAACTTACATTTAGGTAGTACACAGTTACTTCTTAAAACACTTAAAAAAGATGATCCAGTATTTGCAGAAATTGCAAAAGAAACTGAAGAAGAATCTATTAAAATGTTTACAGATGCAGTAGACCAAGAAAAAGCATGGGCAGACTATTTGTTTAAAGATGGTAGTATGTTAGGTCTTAATAGAGATCTACTCAGTGAATATATTGAGCATATTGCAATGAAGAGAATGAATAATGCAGGGCTTCCTAAAGTTTATAACGTAACAACTAATCCGTTACCTTGGACACAAAAATGGATTGCAGGAAGTGATGTACAAGTAGCACCACAAGAAACAGAAATTACAAGTTATATTAACGGTGGTACGAAACAAGATGTAAGCAAAGATACCTTTAAAGGGTTTGCTTTGTGATTACAGTATATACTAAACCATTTTGTCCTTACTGTGATGTTGCAAAGCAGTATTTAAAAAAGCACGGCTTCGAGTTTGAAACAATTAATATTGCAGAGAACGAAGAAGCTCGTGAGTTTTTAATAAAAGAAGGACATAGAACTATGCCTCAAATCTATCATAAAGGCAAATTATTAGTAGAAGGCGGCGGTATGGCGTTGAGTAGAATGCAACCAGATACCGTACGTGAACTTATTGGAGATATAAATTTAGATGTTGGTGATTTCAAACTTTAAAAAAAGCGATGTAATAACAGTTAAACTTAGCACAGGTGAAGAAATAGTTGCACGTTTTGATGCCGATACGGGAGATGAACTAAAAGTAATTAAGCCAACAGTGCTAACACTTAATCCAACTGATGGTAAAGCAATGCTTATTCCATGGTTAATGAGCATTGATACGAGTAGTAGTGATCCTGTAATAATTGGTAAACAACAAGTAGTAGCAATTAGTAAACCACACAAAGGTATTGCTGAAGGTTATATGAAAGAAACTACAGGAATTGCAATTTAACTACTAATAAATAGTAGTATGGCACACAGACCTGTTCATAGAGATCAAGACAAAAGAGATTGTAGCGCAAGTACTATTGCTCGTAGTAGAAGTGTACGTGTGAACTATCGGTGGATTAGTATAAACAATGATCCTAATAGTCACGGCAATGGAGGTTTAATTGCAAGTATTACACCAGGAAAAGTACATGCTGAAAGTACTCCTGTAATACTTTTACGTGATCCAGCTAAACCGGATAGATTATGTCCGATACCAGGTGGACCACATTGTAATCCTAAAGCGGCAACAGCCAGCCCGAATGTTCGTGCAGGAAACGGAATATGAGTTATACAGATTTCAAATCAGGACTGCAAAATGTCAATGAGTATTTGGACGCCAAACATCACCTAAGTGGAACACTAGGTAGTGAAGCCGGTAGAATTGTCGGTATGGCTGAGTATAGTTTTACTATGCGTGAAATTATGTGTGGTATACTTAGTGGTAACGGTGTTAAACTTCCAAACTTACAACTTAACTTACGTTGTAGTATAGATGGACTACTACAGTTACCTAATATTCAACAAGAACTTTTAGATGCTATTACGCAAGCAGGTGATTCATTAAATGCATTTATGGATCATACAAAACTAGATGCAGTATTAGGTCGTGCTAATACAATTTTAGCAGAAGCACAACAAGTAGCAAGTCTACTAAACTTTTGTGCAAAACCAATTGATCCAGTTGCTATTCCAAATATGCTTGAAAGAAGTTTTGGTAGTTTTTTAGGCCCAGGTCAAGCAATCATGAACAATATGGGTCAACTAGCACCTGATATTAATTATAGTTTATGCGGTGCAAGTTTCAATCCAAATGCATTTGTTGGCGGATTTTTAGGATCTATTGCTAACAGAATTGATGATGTTATTGCAGGTTCATTACCATTAAATGAAATTGCAAGTTTAGTTTCACAAGCAGAGTCATTACGTAATGAAGTCTCAAGTTTAATTGCATTTGAAAATAATATCTCAGGCGCACATGACTTAGGCGGTAGTAACTTTACTCAAAATGTATCGGGTACATATGACAACACAGGTCGTGTTGGTGTAATGCACAATCCGGGTAGTGGAAACGTTGCAGGTAATGCAGGACTTGCTAATAGTATGAAAGGATTGTATGATAATCTAGCAGGTTATCCAGTTCAGTATACTGACCCTGAGACGGGAGAGATAGAAGAATACGATAATATCTTTGAATTATTATTTGATGATGAACTCTTAGATATTCTAAAAAGAGAAGATGATCCTTTACCAACAGTAAGCAATCAAGTACCTGTATTTGATTACTGTGGTAATATTAAAGGTTATAGAGAAGTATACGAACAAAGAGATACACAAACAAGTGCTGGATCGACACCAGTTGATGAAGCAAATAATCCAGGTTACAATGCAGGAGGATTTAGTACATTTGCTACTGGTAGCGGAGGCAGTACTACATCAGGAACAACAACAATTGTTTATAATAATACATCAAGTGGATCTGCTAGTAGTGTTCATATTGTTGGTAGTGAATCGGGTATGCTTGCATTAACAACTAGCCCAGGTGATATTATAGTCAGAAGTGATCAATTAACAAGTTATGTAAAAAATAATGGCACTACAGGAACAATGTCTGATTTCCAACTAATGAGTCGGATATTTACTACTTTCTTAGAAAATCTTAATAACTTAACATCGGATGGCTATGTTGTTAAAAATGGCGATAGTGTAATTACACGTGGAATATATGGTACTACAAATCAAGTATTTGCATTTAATAATCAAGGACTTGGTGGTAATACAGTTATTGGATTAGAAAATAACACTGTAATTCCAGGCACAGGAAGTATTAAATTACCAGTTGGAGATACATTAGAACGTAGTCCAAACGAAGCAGGTAGAATACGCTATAATACAGATACACATAAAGTAGAAGCATACTTTGGAGATGTTAATCAATGGCTAAACATCGGAACAGGTTCGGGAGGTGGATCGGGAGGAGCCGCTGATTTAGCAAATATTGGAACTGGTGCTGAAGTATTCAAACAAAATAATGTAACAACAAATGAAAGTGAATTACGTTCAATTACTGCAAGTACTGGAATTACTGTTACACAAAATGCAAATGAAATTCAAATATCTGAGAATCTTACGGCTACAAATGTTGGCGGCGAAGTAGAAGTATTTGCTGGTAGAAATGTTAATAATTTTCAGTTTAAAACATTAAAAGGCGCAGGAACATTAAGTGTTACTGATTCAGGTAACAACACAATTGAAATATCAGATAGTGGATTATATAAAACAACAGCTAGTACAACTACAGCAAGCTCTACTACAGATATAACATTTGATGGTGTTATGCCTCAACCAGCAACAAACGAAGCATGGTTTTTTACTGTTAAAGCAATTGGCAAAAGTCCTTCAACAAACCAAGTTAGAACTTTTAAAATTGAAGGTACAGTACAAAATGTAAGCGGTACTATTAGTTTAGTAGAACCAACAGTTAGAACTGATTATCAACGAAGCACACAAGAGTCCAGTTACGATTTATGGAACGCCGGAACTACATATAATGCAGGAGATATTGTTGAATATGATTATAAATTATGGCGTGTAGATACAGGACAAACTGTTAGTCCACTCGAAAGTGATCCTCCAAATAATAGTAAATTTGTATTAGAATACGATGGATGGAATGTAACAGCAAGTGTATTTGCCGGAGCATTTAAAGTTACAGCAAAAGGAGACACTGTAACTGACGTTAACTGGGCTATAAATTTAGAAATCTTAAATATTATCTAATAAATATTACTATAACCAGTCTTTTCTGGTTGACAAGCAAGTCATCTTGCCATAATATCTTACTAATGTAAGAAATAATGGAGAGATGTCATGGCACATCATATTATATTATAGGCACTGAAAGGCACAAAAATGAGAAGTAAAGACACTGGCGATGGGCGTAAAATATTGGCAAAAGTAGAGGTCCCACTAAGCGTAAACGACATAACAACCTATGCACTAAGATACTTAGATGATTTAGGTGATAGCGATATGCGTGAAACAATTTTATCTAGTAATAAAAGAGAAATCTTTGGTTTCGCTAAACAAGCAATATATCGTTATGGTACAGAAGAACCAAAAACATACGTTAAGGAAAAACTTAACGGTGCATTTAATCCAATTAAGAAAATTGTAGAATACAAATTTCCGGAGTGTGATTAATGTCAGACATAATAGATTTACAAGTTGAACGAGCGTATCGTAAAAGCGGAATTAAAGACCGTAGTTTAATTAAACATATGATTAGTGAAGGTTATAATCCTTGTAATTCGGATGATGTAAATCAATATCACGATTGGATGAGATTTAAAGATATTGTTCAAACTACTGATAATGAAGCTTCAACATGGACAGATGATGCATTAAGTAGACTTTGGGATGATATTCAAACAGTAGACGAAAACGAAAACTATACAGTTACAGTCTCATATGATACAAGTAAAGATGAAGAATTTATCTATGTACCCGATTTTAGTAAGTTCTTTGACGATGAAAAATAAATATTAGTATGAGCGATACTTTAGTTCTAAATGCTGATGCACAGCCCGTAAGTTTTCTTCCTTTGAGTATTGTTCAATGGAAAGAAGCTATCATGTATATGTATCATGATAAGTGTACAGTATTAGAATGGTATGACGATTGGATGGTCCGGAGTGTATCCTGGGAAACACGGGTACCCGCAGTTATTATGCTTAAAGATTATCTGAGACGCACCAAAAAGGTGCGTTTTTCACGACATAACATGCATCTACGTGATATGTATACTTGTCAGTATTGCATGGAATTATTCCCTAAAAGTCAGCTTACACTAGATCATGTATTACCGTTAAGTAAAGGCGGAAAAACTACATGGGAGAATAGTGTAAGTGCATGTACACCTTGCAATAGTCGCAAAGGTAATAAAGTAGGAAAACAATGGTTACCTAAACATAAACCATATAGACCTGGCTACTTTGAACTTGTAAGAAAACGTAAACAAATGGAAATACAAGTGCGTCATCCTAGTTGGAATACCTGGCTTGACTTAAAAAAAATTTAAAAAAAATTACAACCTATTGAAAACACACATTTCTTTTCTTGTGGTTTCGGTTGACTCTTGGGTCTAGAACCATTATATTATATGTATAAGCGTTAAAAAAAGGATTAGAAATGCAAGCAATAGATCATAAAACATATGCAGATTATGTAGCATACAACCGTGCTAGAGGCTATGGCGCATTTCCAGAAGATCTTTGGGATGCATTAAAAGAACAAGAAGAGGAGCTCAACAATGGCTAATGCGGCAATGGAAAAAGCACTAAAGTCAATTGAGATGACTTTTAATCCTGAACGTAAATCAGTAAATGAGAAAGTACTTGCTATATTGCGTACTGTAGAAATGCTTAATCCTGAGAACGACATTAAGTGGCGTAAGAAGGCATGGAGCAATGTTGAGCAATATGATATACTAGGTGTGAACACACTAGTTAGTACTATCAAATCGTTAATTAAATCTGAAAGCGAACTTGTTGGACATGAGTACATTATGGGTGCAGATACCAATGTACTTCAGTTAGAAAAAAGTTTAAAAAAGTTGCATTTTTAGGTTGACACCAAGATATCTTGAGTGTAAAGTATAAGAGTAATTTAAGGAGAAAAATATGCAAGTAGCAGTTATTCATTCAGCGTTTGAAGAACAATCAAACACAGTAGCATTTGTTGACATTCCAATGGAAAATTGTACTCCAGAAGAAGCAATGAGTTATGCATATCGTTGGACTAATAATATAATGGGTTCGTGGAGCATCAAACAAGAGAGCTTCGAACTTCCAGATGGTACAATGGAACCAAATGGTGATTATAATGAAAACGTTACTGTAATGGCTCCGTTGCATGATGTTGGTGGTAAGAAAATGGGACTTCGGTCTACGTCAATGGGTGACTACATGGTATGTGGTCCTAAGAAATATAAAGTTGCAATGGTTGGCTTTGAGGAGGTTGAATAATGAGTGCTACTAAAAGTTGGCTTATGGATATTGAAGAAAAAGCCTGGGATGATGTTGCAGACATAATTGGTGAATGTGAACACATCTCAGAAGCAGTAGCTCGTGCTGGTGCTATTTTTTCTCAAGCAGGATTGATTGGTTACCTATCAGTTGATGATATCGACGAAGGCGTCGGTGAAATGTGGAATGAAAAATGGAGTCAGTACGCATGAGTATTGAAACTGAACTTCCTTTAACCGTTACCGCTAAACTAGAGAATGATACCGTGTATGATGATATACACGGTGGTCCTTATGATCGTGGTGGTGCTGATAGTTATTATGGACGAGATTTTGATCCACACTATTGGCCACTAGGTACTGGCAAAGGACAACGTATCGAAATGAAAGATATGACTGCTGAACAGATTGTAGCCTACACAAAAGGTTACAACGACAACGAAGCAGATGGTTACAAAAAAGAATGGTAAATACCTTGACATTTGTTCCTATCTATACTATATTGTATATACGATAGGAGCAAAGCCATGGCAACATTTGAAATAGAAACAATTGAATACAATTCATACGGCAGTGTAAAAAAACAATTTGAGTTGTTTGGTACTAAAAAAGAAGCCATACAACATATGAAAAATAAAGTTAAAGAACGAAACGGACTTGTACAACAAGGACAAATTAAAGACGGAGAAGTTAAGTTTTTCGATGATCGTGGAACAGTCCGAAGAGTAGTAAAATTTGGACAACTTTAAATTTTTATAATGAGGCAAAATATGATTCGTATAATTTTAGTACTATTAGCAGTAATATTTACTTCTAGCGTTCATGCAAAAAATGCAAAACTAGAATATTATACTGAAGAAACACATCCGCAATTATATTGTCTAGCTTTGAATATCTACTATGAAGCACGTGGTAGTAATTTAGCAGACAAATATGCAGTTGCAGATGTTGTTCTCAATCGTGTAAAAGACAGTCGTTATCCAGATTCGATTTGTTCAGTTGTGAAACAAGGTAAACAAAAACCAAGTTGGAAAGATCCAAACAAGATGGTTATGATTCGAAATGCTTGTCAGTTTAGTTGGTATTGCGATGGTAAAAAAGATGAACCACAGGATGAAGATGCTTGGGCAGAAGCACAACAAATTTCATATTTAATGCTATACCTTGATCAATTTAAAGGCATAACAGAAGGTGCAACACACTATCATGCTACATATGTGTCCCCCCGGTGGGCTAGAGAACTACAATTAGTCGGACGCATAGGATCTCACATATATTACAGGTGGGATTAGTAAAATTTAAGCTAAATATATGTATGAAAATTAGTGAAGTAGTTCAACCCGTAGAAGAGGGTCTTAATGATCCTTATATTTTTAAAGCAGTGTTCATGGCGGGCGGTCCTGGCAGTGGCAAGAGTTTTGTAGCTAGAAATCTGTTTGGACAGTTTGGCGGTATGAAAATGCTAAACAGTGATACTGCATTTGAAATATTAATGAGTAAAGCAAACCTAAGTTGGAAAATGCCAGATGATGAAGCAGAACCACGTGATCGTGTAAGAGCTTCAGCAAAAAATATAACAGCAAAACAAGATGAACTTTATCAAAATGGACGTCTTGGAATGGTTATTGATGGAACTGGTAGAGAGTACGACAAAATTGCAAAAATGAACACACGACTCCTATCGTTAGGTTATGACACTGCAATGGTATTTGTGAATACAGATATTGAAACAGCTCTAGCCAGAAATGAAAAACGAGATAGGACCGTACCTGTTGACATAGCAACAAATAGTTGGAAAAGTGTACAACAAAATATCGGACGTTTTCAACAAACATTTGGATCGAACACTTTTATTATTGATAATAGTGATGGTAGTGATGTACGAAAAAGAATTGATCAAGTATCTAAAACTATGCGTAGGTTTTTAACTACCCCACCTACTAAGCAAGTTGCAAAACAATGGATTGCTGATCAACAGAGTAACAGTGGGTCATAATCCAATGTACGAATATAAATGTTTTACAATAAGAGTGATTGATGGCAGTACAATTGATGCAGAAATTGATTTAGGATTTAATGTTCTTGTACGCCAGCGCATAAAACTATTTGGTGTTAATCCACCAGATATGAAAAGTTTTTCTCCTACAGAAAAGGAAAAAGCTATAAGCTGTAAAAATAGATTAATTGAATTAATAGGAAAAGAATTTACTTGTAATACACTTATGAACAAACGTGGAAAAGCAGGACGAACATTAGGATATGTTTACGTCCTTGATGAAAACGGAAACAAAGTTGACGTAAACAAAGTATTAGTTAGCGAAGGACTCGCTTCGCAATACGGAGAGTAAATTTGTTTTTTGGAATATTAACATTATTAGTAGCCTTAACCATCAGTGCCGTTGCAATATATTATAGCGTGGCAGGGCTGGTAGCAATCTTTGCGGCTGCCGCTATCCCAATTATAATAATGGGCGGAGCATTAGAAATTGGTAAGTTAGTAACCGCAGTTTGGTTACACCGTTATTGGGATAAAGCTAAATGGTGGATGCGATTGTATTTAGGTACAGCCGTACTTGTCTTGATGTTTATTACAAGTATGGGTATTTTTGGTTTCCTAAGTAAAGCACACATTGAACAAACAAGTGCGGCAAAGGAACAAGTAGCACAATTATCCAGAATGGATGAAGAAGTAGGACGACAAAAAGATATTATCCTACGTGCCGAACAACGTATAATAAAAGCAGAACAAGATGCTGATAAACAAGACGTAGGTATTCAAGACAAAATTGATGCTGAACAATCACGTATTGATAATGCATACAGTAGACGTCAGCCAAGTATAGACGAACAACAAGGTATTATTACTGCACAGGAACAAGCACTACAAAATCGTATTGCAGTTTACGAAGATGAAATTACTAGTTTGGATACCGAATTACAAAGACTAAACAAACTAGTTGAACAGTATAGAACTGAACTTTCTAATACAAGTGTTGCGAGTGTAGAAGCACAAGTACAACCGTATAAAGATCAAATTGCACAGTTAGATAACGATTTAGTTAAGTTAAATGAACAAGCCTCAGAATACGAAAATATTATTGCTAAATTGCAACCAGAGTTAGGTGCTATTGAAACATTAAAGTCACAAATAAGTGAACTTGAAGAACGTATTGCAAATTTACAACCAGACTATAGCGCAGTTGATACATTAAAAGCACAAATTGCTACAATAGAAGAAAATATTATTGTAACAACAAATAAATTACAAAGTAAAGAACGTGCTAAGATACAAGAAGGCCAGGCTGTAATTGGTGTTACTAGTGATGGGTTGTTTGGTAGTAATACTACAAGAGCATACAATGCTTGGTTAGAAGCACAGAGAGCCCGTATAAGCGAACTACAAGCACAAGAAACAGTACTACGTACACAAGCACAAACAGTTGTAGATAAAGAGCGTGAACGTTTAGGTGGTCTTATTAAAGACTTACAAGCCCAATCAAGCACTATACGTGATAATGCACAATTAAATGTAAATGCAGAACGTGAGCGTTTAACAGGATTAATTGAAAGTATTAGAGGCGACCAAACAACAAGTATACAAAACCGTAAGAAGGATTTGTTAGATACTATTAGTCGTATTAGAAAAGATGCACAAAGCGCATTAGCAGGTTCTAGAGAAGTTATTGAAGAAAAAATTAATGGTGTGTTAAAATCGGATATTCCTGCTAACAGACAAGCTCGTACAGTTGCACAATCTACTATTAGTAAGTTACAAAATACAGAAGATTCTGTAATTGAAAAAGCACGTGCAGAGATTGCAAAAATACGTAAACTTGCAGAAGATGAAATTTTAAATGCACAAGCTGTAATTGAAAGACTAAGAGCAAAAATTCAAGTTGGTGAAAATGCAGATTTAGATGCTATTGTAGATGCACAAAATAATCGTATCAAAGCGGCAAATGATGAAATAGATTCTATTACAGAACGTAAGTTTGCACTACAAGCAGAAGCACGTAAACTAGAAGCTGAAGTAGGTCCAGTTAAGTATCTTGCAGAATTTATATATGAAGATGCTGACAGAGATACATTAGAAGAGGCAGTACGTTGGGTAATACTTATTATTATCTTTGTATTTGATCCACTAGCAGTTGCACTACTAATTGCCGCACAATATACCTTTGAGTGGAGACGTGAAGGAAATAAACCTTATACACCTCCAACTCCGCCTGCTCCGAAGAAAAAGAAACCTGAGCCTAAAAAGCCTGAGCCAAAGCCAGAGCCTGTAGTAAGCAAATGGGAAGAAGCAGAGATTGAAGAAACACCTGTAGTTGATGAACCTACACAAAGCTATAGTGATATGAAAGAGGAAAGTATTAAGGAAGTATTGCAACCAAAAGTAGTTGACAAAGACAATTATAACCCTTATACTGATAGTAGATCAGATGCAGAATTAACTGACGATGAATTAAAATTACGTCACGATATTTGGTCACCTGGATATACAGGTAAATTAACCCCTACTAAACCTTTCAAAGAGGACTAAAAATTAAAACAATGAATGAAAATAGTGTTTATGTTATAACACCCCCTGAAATGCAATTACTTGAGTCAGGGCCCAGTGTCACTGTTTTAAGTACAAACAATAAATTTTTCGACTCAGTTGAAGCAGTTCATGAAAATTTATTTAAAACGGTTCCTATAAATTTATATAAACCGAATAGTAATATTAAAGATGATAATGTTGCTTGGACTCTAAGTGTAATGAGATTAAGCGATAATGTTTTTGTTGACTTAGATACTGCTAGTGAAACTAGTATTATTGCGGCAATGCTGTCTGAGGCTAATTTAGTACTTATTAGTGAAAAAAATAAAAAGTCAACACTTGTTAAGTTATTAAATTCTGTACATGAGTACACAATTTATAAGTCACCCGAGGACTACATGGATATGGTAGTTTCTCAATTTGTATAAGGAGATTAAATGATACGTGCGGGTAAAGATGTCAAAGTTTAGAAAGCAAGATTCAAAACCAGCAATCAATGGACATATAAGATACAACACTTTGCGAGTTATAGATGACTCGGCTCAGCTAGGTGTTATTAGTAAGATAGAAGCACTTCGAATCGCAGAGAGCAAAGGACTTGATTTAGTAGTAATTACAGAATCGTCTGACCCTCCTGTAGCAAAGATTTTAGATGCTAATAAATACTTCTACGAACAAAAGCGTCGAGAAAAAGATGCGGCAAAACGACAACGTGAAAGTCGAGTTGAAGTTAAAGAAGTACAATTCCGTCCAGGAATTGGTGATCATGATTTTGAAACAAAGTTAAATCATATTGACAAGTTTCTTGCAAAAGGAAATAAAGTTAAACTTATGGTACGCTTTCGTGGCAGAGAAAATGCTAATAAGCAATTGGGCTTTGACATACTGACACGTGTATATGAATCATTTAATGAAGTAGAATGGGATAGTAAACCATCCCTAAACGGAAATAGATTAATTGGAATAATAAGAAGAGGAAAGAATGGCTAGAAGAAGAGAACAAGAAGGTAAAGGTCTTTATGTAGAAGTCCGTAATAATGATGTTGCAAGAGCTATGCGTAAACTAAAAAAAATGTGTAACAATGAAGGCCTTTTTAAAGATATGCGTGATAAAGAATTTTTTGAGAAGCCTAGTCTAAAGAAGAAAAAAGAAAAGGCGGCGGCACGTAAGCGTTGGTTAAAACAAGTAGAAAAAAATAAAGAAAAATTCGGTTACTAAAGGAGTAAATAATGTTTGAAGTAATCTATATTCCACGTATGGAAGACGAAGTTGCAGTGGCACGTTTCAATACAGAAGCTGAAGCGGAAGCTCACATGGAAATGATTAAAAGTGAACGTCCTAAGGCGTATCCGCATCATTATATTAAAAGAGGAGAATAAAATGAGTTTTTTAATATGGCACTCAATTGCTCTTATAAGCGTTATGGCAGTAGGTTTTGCTATGGGCTGGATATCTGCAAAAGCAAAAATTAAAAATTTAGTAAAGAAAATCTCTTGACATTTAGTGGTATCAACACTATATTAATTACATAAGAAGATGGCGCTGAAACATGCCCCAAGACACGATAAGAAATACATAAAACAAACTATATGACCAAATTTAATAAGACAGGGGTTGCTACCTAATAAGCACGTAGAGGGTCACGGTTAGCCCTCTAAACATAAATACAAGTGGATGCCAATTATGGGTCCACAACATTAATCTTGCTTTTATAAGGAGAAACAAAATGACAAGACTAACAACATTCGATTTGAATAAACTTACCCCACACAGCGTTGGATTTGACAGAATATTTGATGATATGTTCAGATATGTAGAACATTCAAATAATACAGGATATCCCCCTTACAATATTATCCAACAGGAAGAAAACTTCCAAATTGAAATGGCAGTTGCCGGAGTACGTATGGAAGATTTAAATATTGAAGTTGCAGATGGGGCATTAACAATTAGTTATAATCCACAAGACGTAGAATCAGAAGATTGGACATATGTCCATAAAGGCGTAGCACAACGTAGATTTGAACGTAAATTTACACTTGCGGATGACGTAGTTGTACATGGTGCTCGTATGGAAAACGGTATGCTTTATATTGAATTAGAGCGCATTATTCCAGATGAGAAAAAACCACGTAAAATCGAAATTGAATATGCAAAGTAATATCATTCGAGGGGCAAGTTATCTTGTCCCTCTTATCTAAGGTTTTAATATGAGCACAGAATTAGCAGTAGATGAAGATATATCAATTGACTTTACTATTCCAAGTAAGTACAAAGTTATATTATTAAATGATGATCAAACTCCAATGCCGTTTGTTATCGAACTGTTGGTTCATATTTTTAATAAAACCACAGCACAAGCTGAACAAGTTACAATGGAAGTACATGCAAAAGGACAAGGAATTGCAGGAATTTATTTCTATGAAATTGCAGAACAAAAAGTTCACGAAGCAACAATAGTAAGTCGTAGCAACGGCTATCCATTGACATTTAAAATAGAAGAAGAGTAAACAATGAGAATTGAAAACGAAATACTATTGGATTATAGCGATGTCTTAATCCGACCAAAACGGAGTACATTAGGCTCACGTAAAGAAGTAAACTTAAACAGAGAATTTAACTTTGTAAATTACAATAATGATTCTGAGAATATTCATTACTTTGGTGTACCTATTATGGCAAGTAACATGGATGGTGTTGGTACATTTGAACAAGCAGATAAACTTGCAGAAGGTGATATCTTTACTTGTCTAGTAAAAACATATAGTGCAGATGAACTTATTACTTATTTTTCTGAAGGCATGATGGAGCGAACTTCACATGTTGCAATGAGTATTGGTATTCAAGATAGTGACAAAAATAAATTTTACAAAGTGTATAAAGCCGTTGGTGAACGTTTAAAATATGTTTGTATTGATGTTGCAAACGGTTACAGCGAACGATTCGTAAACTATGTAAGAGATTTTCGTAACGAATATCCGAACATAGTGATTATTGCAGGTAATGTAGTTACCGCAGATCAAACACAGGAGTTAATACTAAATGGAGCAGATATTGTTAAAGTGGGTATTGGTCCCGGGTCTGTTTGCACTACTAGGATACAAACTGGTGTTGGATATCCGCAATTATCGGCAGTCATTGAGTGTGCAGATGCCGCACACGGACTTGGCGGTCACATTATTGCTGACGGTGGGTGTAATTGCCCTGGAGATGTCGCTAAAGCCTTTGCAGGTGGAGCAGATTTTGTTATGCTTGGTGGTATGCTTGCTGGGCACGATGAAGGGGGCGGCGAGGTAATAATCGAAGTACTTGAAACAGGCAGAGCTGAACAAGTACCTTTTCCTACCCATTTGCCAGAAGAAGAAGTACGTAACATTAAAGAAAAAATAGCGTCTGGAGAACTTGATGAACCTCCAATGCAACCAATATTCGAGCATAAGAAATTTGTACAGTTTTATGGCATGAGTTCAGCTACTGCAAATAATAAGCACTTTGATGGACTTAAAGATTATCGTAGTAGCGAAGGACGTACAGCATTAGTACCATACAGAGGACCTGTAGCAAATACAATACAGAACATTCTGGGAGGCATTAGAAGTACTTGTACGTATGTTGGTGCTCCATCGCTAAAACAATTGAGTAAGTGTACAACATTTATTCGTGTTAATAATCAGTATAATAAAACTTACGAAGCATCAACTACTGGAAATTAATAAATAGCTGTATGAGAGCAAAAGAATTATTAACTGTCGAAGGTAGAAATGACGGTGGTCTTGAATATGAGGCCGCTGTTCTTTCAGCACTAGCACAAGCAGAAGTACCTGGTTTAAAATTTAAAGCAGATACTAGTGCAGGATTTAGTAACACTGGAGAAGGTGACATCGAAGCAAACTATAATGGTCAAAAGTTTAACATTGAAGTTAAAGCAAGTATGAATGATCAAATGGGCGGCGGTAGTGTCGGCTTTGGTGATGGTATGTGGTACGCAAGTCCAAAGCTAAAAGCAGGCACAGAACCAGATGATCTTGCTCTTATTTTAAAAGCGGCCGAAGATGCACAACCTGCTCTAGAGGCTTATATCGAAGAATTAAAAACAAAAGACCCTATAGACTTTCATGCACGTAACACAGGTATTCCGTTTGTAGCGGAAGTAAATGCACGTGAAGAATTAAAAGCAAGTGGTCACCATAAAGCACTTAATCAAATTGTAACATTAGATGATCGTTATATCAGTAATCTATACAATAAGAAAAATGTTTTTTATATTCAAGTTGGAGGTGCTGGTTTATTCTATTTAGGCGAAGATCCTCTAGGCTTAAATGTACCTATGTTTAAAGGTACAGTTAATGTCGAAATGCGTATTGGATTTGCAGGTACTAAAATGAGAATACCAGGTAGAGATGATACAACTGCACGTAGAGCAGAATATCGTTGCATTGCAAGAATGAAAACAAAATCCAAATCACCTTATACATTAGATAACGCTGAAAGTATCCGTACATTATTCAATCAATAATTTAGCTATGCACTAAACGCATATCGAGAATGCATAATTCTTGATTGTTTTTCTAGGTTTTTCGTGTTAAATATAGATGTACAAGGAGTAAAACTAACTTAGTTAGACTCGGATCACACATATACATATACATAGAAAGAAGAAGAAAATGACTACATTAGTTGCAAATACGTTCGGCTGGTCTTCGAACTGGTTAAGAACATTAAGAGTAAAAATGCAAGCTAGAAAGGCTGCAAGAAATACTGTAAAAGAGTTAAGTAGATTAACAGACTATGAGCTAAATGACATTGGTATGTCACGTGGCGAGATTCGCCATATAGCAAATAAACACTACAATGATATTCTTAATGAGAATCTGAAAGGGTGGGTGTAATGACTACAGCAGTAATGAATTACGTATTCTCACCGCTCTCAGGAATTTGGAGTGGAATTACAGCAACCTGCGAAATCGTAGGTTACTCAAGAGCCGCAAGTGAATTAACACGATTAGGTTACCATAATGAAGCTAAACAGTGCATGATGGAAATCAAAAAGTTAAATAAAACATAAAAAAGAATCGAGACAATTCGGCACATAACAAAAAACTAAAAAGGCTCGCAAGGGCCTTTTTTCTTGACTTTTAAATACAGATAAATATAATAGAACACGGAGGCATCAACATGCATAAAATAGACGAAGGTTTAAACTTAGACCCTTCTGGTAACGAATTATATCGTCGTGAACTATTAGCAGTAACTGAAGAAAATAAAATTTTAAAAGATAATGTTAAAGAATTACAAGAACTTTTACAACTCAGTTATAAGCGAATCGGAGAAATATTGGAAACTCAATAATGGATTTATCTAATAGATTTTTAATCAGTATGCCAACATTAAGAGATCTCAGTTTTAATAAAACTGTGATTTATATGAACGAATTCTCAATGAATGGTGCTAGTGGCTGGGTGGTTAATCGTCAATTAGATCAACAAGTAAGTGAACGGCTACGTAAAGGCATGAACTTACAAAAGAACGTTCCGTTATACTACGGAGGTCCAGTAGAAGTAAATCATGCATATGTATTACACACAAATGATTTTAAGATTCCAAGTACAGTACAGTTGAATAATACGCTAAGTGTTACTAGAGATAAAGCAATTATTAACGTTTTTAACTTAGGACAATTTCCAGAATATTGGCGTATTATAATTGGACATAGTCAATGGGGTGCTGGACAACTTGAAGACGAAATAGTAGGGTTACATAAAAAAGGACATAGTAGTTGGACTAATTGTCCGTATAGTGATAAGTTAATGTGGAACACATTACCTCCAAGGCAGTGGGACACAGCAATACAAACTGCCGCTGAAAATTTAACAGAAAAATTCCTTAATTTTTAATATTGACAATCTTTGTATATTATTGTATACTTAAACTATGAGTATAGAACATAGAGATGGTAAGTATATTGTCTTAGATGAGAATAGTAAAATTTTATTAATTACCCATAAGAAAACTATTGCTCAAAATTACTTGACAAAACTTTCCAAATAACGTATAAATAAACTGTTGACGTTGAAGCAACGTGGACACATACTGGACTGGGGGGCAGTACCCCACAGCTCCACCATAAACACATTATGTCCGTGACTCCTTGGCGGGATTGATCATCATCAGGAGTAGGTTGCAACCGTAGTGTGTTTTTTATGGGGCTGAACTAGGATCGACAGGTGTGAAAGTGAAGTGGAGTTAACCGGGTGACTACGTAATTGGTCAAAAACTATAATTGCAAACGATAACTTTGCACCTTCTGGTTACGCCCTAGCGGCATAATTAAGGGGGCGGCCACAGCCTAGCAACAGAAAGTGGCACGACACACACAGAACAGGAAGGGGAATCAAACATGTTTGATACTAAACAAATGACAGATTTGGCCGAAAGAATGGGACAACTGTATAAAAACACAGGCATGGAGCCACAAAAGTTTTTTGAAGGTTTTCAAAAAATGATGCCAGAGGCACCGAAAATGAACTTTAATAAAAACGGATATGAAATCCGTACTAAAGTTTTAGAAATGGCACAACACCAAGCATGGCAAGACTATCAAGCTAAACTTGGAGAGTACGAAACATCCATCAAACGAGACGGTGATGAAATCGTTACTACTGTAGCAATGCCAGAAGTACCAGGTGCAGATAAAGTTTTAGAGGCAGCCGAACAATTCTATAACTTTGTAAATGGTAAGAAATAATCTAAAATAACTGCTACAATTTAACGCACGTCAGGACCGTTGAAAAACGATTTTGGCGTGCTATATAATATTATACAGAGACACAGAAAGGTCGAACAATGAGTAATAAACAAAAAAAGCCCATTGGCTGGGCTACAACCTTAACTACCTTAAAAAGTGATATCAGACTAATGTGGTCTAGTACTATGACCATTGAAAAATCACCTTTGCGTAAACTAGATCCGATGGTCGCACATATGCTATTTCAAGTACTTGCTTATATGTGGAGTGCAATTTTTGCACTAGCTTTTGGTAGCATTTACTATTTTGGTATAAGTGCAATAGCTCATACAGTTATTATTGCAGGTATCTTTATCACTGTATTAACTATGAACGAAGCACACAATCGTCCTCAAACCTTTAATAGACTAAAGCCAAAAGATAATGTTATTAATAGTAGAGGTATGGGAGGCGAGCATGAGTGAGCAAACTAACTATTGCACAACAAAAGGATTAGGATGGGCATTTCTCATCTTACTAGTATTCATTTTATTTGTGCCAATGGCTATGACTTATGCAAGCGTCGGACATAAAGAATATGCACGTTATTGTAAAATGACACCAGTGCTATTATGTTTTGGAGCAAAAGAATGACATATAATTTTTTAAATAAAAATAACGGTGATGCTTTTTCTATGCAGTTTGAAACAGAGCAAAAGAAAGATACATATCTTAAAAATTCACCAAATCTAGTTTGTTTAGGTGTGCAAGAATATACACTACCTACACGTCACGTCAGAATGCAAAACAAAGAGGAGTTTGCCGGATGGGGAAGCTAAGAGAACTATTTAAAGTAGAATTTCCTTGGAATAAAAATTTACCAGAGGTTACCGGTAGATGAGCGATCCAAGAGTAGAAGCACAAGCAGAAGCAGAACGCACATTTGAAATGTTTATGCTTTGGACAAAAAGAGTCTGTATTGCAAGCGTACTCTTTTTATTAGTTGTCGTTGTTGGATGCAACAGCGGAGTTGAGACTGGAGAAAACAAAACAGGATCACAATACAATGGCGAACAATACGAGCCATATAATTTAAATGTAAAGGACAAATAAATGAAAACTTTAGTACAAACAATTATTGTAACATGGATAGTAAGTTTTTGGGCAGGCTTTGCACTAGCAGAAGATATGACTATCGAAATGTTAAACAAACGTGATGACGGAGCAAAAATGGTTTACTCCGAAGATGTAGCACGAATTGATGTAGGTGATACAATTACTTGGGTACCAACATCAAAAGGTCACAATGTACAATTTGTAGCAGGTCCAGATGGTTGGGACTTACCGAAGAAATCAAAAAATAACAAAGAAGTTTCAATTACATTTGACACACCGGGCGTATATGTTTACGTTTGCACACCACATGCAACAATGGGTATGCTTGCTATTGTTGTAGTTGGCGACGGTGATAATGACGTATCAAAAGCAAAGGTACGTGGCAAATCAAAAAGAAAACTACAAAAACTATTGGAGACATTGTAATGTTAGATCCAGATCATACTTATAGAAAAAAGGTAGGAAAATGACATCAATTGCACGAAAGATCACTTCACGTATTCCAGAATTCTGTATGAGTCATTGGCTCATACGGATACCCCTTGCTATCGTTTTTTTACAACAAGGCTTTAGCAAACTACCAGTTACAGTTGAAGGCGCTGAAAGTTATGACTTGCCTTATATTGTTTGGTGGTTTGCGGCATACGGCGAAATAGGTGCCGGTATAGGCTTGCTTATTGGCGGTGCAGTGATATGGAAAGTAATAAGCGAATTACAAGACATTATTACAAGATTTTCAGGTATTACTATTTGTAGTATTATGACAGGTGTAATATGGGTAGGTCAACCCGACAGTCTTATGGATGTAATTTTATATGATAACTTACACGTACTATTATGGGTAGGCGGATTATTTTTTGCTCTTAGGGGTAATAGAACATGATTTGGGACGCAATATTATTTTTCGGTGTAATTTATGGTTATACATTTGGTATGATTGCATTTGCATATATAAGCCATAGAATACATACAAAATCACCTTTTGGAAATAGTGGAGTAAGATTATGATTGAGATTATTGGATACTTTAAAGATAGAGTAGTATCACGTAAGTTTACATGTGTACTCGATGCTATTGATTTCAGAGATAGTTTAGATGCACAGTATGCAAGAGTAGAATGGATTAGACGATGAAGTTCTTAATTATTGTTATGCTTACAATGGGTGATCCTTTTATTATCAAAACACTAAAGTTTGATAGCAAAGAAGAGTGTGTAAAGTACGTTAACAATCCAGCAAATGCAGATGTACTTGCAATTGAAACTATAGCAGTAGCAGGATTTAACGATCCTATGACAGCTATACTTTGTTTACCAGAAAATCAAAACGTAGTGGAGGTGCCCAATGAAGCCTAATAGTAAATTTGAACTAGGTATTACTGATATTGAAATCATTGAAGAAGCCTTAAGAGCAAAAGCAGGACGCCGTGGAATGAAGATTCTTAAAGGCGAAGGTGATGTAAAGAGGCTTAAAGAAGAAACTCAGCAAATACAAGAATTGTTAGGAAGATTACACGATCAAAAGCATTGGTATCGTCCTAAAAACAAAACTTATGTAAGTGGATAGCCTTGTTGTAAATATGCAACAGAAGCAACTATTTTGTTTACACCGGCTGATTTGACCACCTAGAAGTGATAATTATATATGTAATAATAAAAAAAGGGCTGTACCTTAGTACAGCCTTAAAGTTTACGAAAGAGAAAAATCATGAAGAACACAATTTTTTCTGTTGTAGCACTATTTAGTCTAACCGGTGTTGCATTTGCTGAAGCAGAAATGCCAGCGGCAGGACCAGTATTATCTGGTGAGGCAGAACTAGCAATCACACAAGACGCCAATGATAACTGGGGCGGAGCAATGGGCTTAGACTTAGGTATTAATGCATCAGGTTTAGCAAGTGTTGACCTAGACTTTAGTGCAACAGACGGAAATGCTGTAACACTAGACAACTGGACAGTTGGTACAGACGTAGGTGGTATTGGAATCGCAGTAGGTGATGACAATGGCGTATTTGTTGGAGCAGAAGGTGAACATACACTAGCGGCGCCAGCAATGACTGAGTCAGTAAAAGTGTCAGTAGGTGACGCACAAGTTGCAGTAGGTCTATCAGACTGGAATACAGATATTACAGACATTAGTAATATCCAAGGTTCATATGCTTTCAATATGGATGCATTTAGTCTTACAGCAAGTGGTGACTATAACTTAGATACTGAAAACACAGTAGTAGGTGGTTCAGTAGCAGGTTATGCGGCAGGTAACGCATCATTAGGTGGTACTGTAACATATGATATGGATGCAGAAATGTTTGCATTCGAAGGTGTTGCAAACGTAATGGGTATCACAGCATACGCAAACGGTGACCAAGATGATACACTACAAAACATTGGTGGTGACTATACTTACATGTTGGGCGGAGCAGAACTAACAGGTGGAGCAAACTATAACATGGATTCAGAAGAATTCACTCCATCAGTAACAGTTGGCTTTTCGTTCTAAGAAATAGTTTAACTAATAAACTAATTAAAAGGACCTTTAACGGTCCTTTTTTTATAGATAAGTAGTAGTATGAAATTACAAACTCAAATTAAATTGTGGATGATTGTAGCATCAGTCATTCCTTGTTCAATGCTAGGCGTAATTGGAATTTGCTATCTAACAGGCTGGAATATAGTAAAAGATATGGCTATAGTATCTGGTATTACATTTATAGCATTGCTAATGACTACTTGGTGGTGGTGGGCAATGACAACATTAAATGGTATGACTAAAAATAGAACCAACAGTGTAGAAGTTATGCAACGGTGGTTTTCTATTAGAAATCGTAAGTTAGAAAGATTAGAAACAGAATTAAAAACACTAAGAAGTACATTGAAGGAAACTGTAAAGGATGCAAAGTAAATGTTTGAAGGTATGATATTAGCACTCGGTTTAAGTATGCATACTGGATTAGCTAACGATTATAATGAATTTCATCCTCATATAAGATTTATAGAAGATGGAGTAATATCTGGTGTTTATCATAACAGTATAGATCGTACAAGTTTTTATGCAGGATATCGAATGGAAATGGGCGATGCAGGTATTGAATTCGCAGGTGTAACTGGATACCCAGCATTTGGAGATGTTGCTCCATTTATCAGAGCTACATATGATTTAGGTGATAGCATAAGAATGTTTGCTACTCCAGCCGTTGAAAATTATTCTGATTATGAGGCTCGTACTGGAGTTGTTTTAGGTTTTGAATTTATGATAAAATAGGTCTTGACATTCAAGATATCTTGTATTATATTAAATACAATTAAACAATATAAGGAACAAAAAAATGGATCCAACTGTACAAGGATCAATAGCAGTAATTATTGGAGTAGTACTATTTGTAATGGGATATTACAAAGGAAAAAGAGACGGTTCTAGTTCTGCTGTTGACACATTAATTGCAATGCGTATTCTGAAAATTACACGTGATGGTAACATTGTACGTGGTGATAAACTAGATTTAGAATAATGTATACAGTTGAATACGACCACGACGAAATAACAATTACAATATTAGATAACGCTGGATGGGCTGGCGATCTAATAGTAAACAGCTTTGATGATATTGTATTCATTAGACAGTTTGATGAAGCAAAAAACAAATGGAATGTAATTAGTATTAGTCCTACACAGTGGGAAGAACTAATTGCATCTATGCATAGCCCAGAAGGTGCTTTTAAAATAAGCAATTAAGTACCGAGATATCTTACCGCCAAGTTAAATATTCAAATCTCCGATAAATACGCATGAGGAGAGTGATAATGAAATCCGTGTGGGCCGCTCTAGGGCTGTTTCTGACGGGAGTAACGATAGCTCAAGCAGATCTAGTTCATCAATTTAGAAATCCATCATTTAGTGGCGTTGGTTACAGTGCCCACGTCCTTAGTGTTGAGCAGTTAGAATTTAATCGTAGACAAGATAGACGAAAAGACGCTGAAGCAGAAGCAAGACGATTAGAACGTGAATTAGAAAACACCACACTTAACAAATTTATCAAAAACCTCGAGTCAAGAATTTATGCGACATTATCTAAGCAAATGGTAGACAGTATGTTTGCTGAATGCGGAACTGGAACTGAAGTAACATGTAGTAATAGCGGAACAACAGAGCTTGAAGAAGCTACTATTACATGGAATAAAGATACTACATCAGGAGCAATTACACTTATCGTAGATGGCCCAGATGGTTATACAGAAATAACTATACCTGGAGTTGGGGAGTTTAATTTTTAATTATGTGGAAGATTTTACCATTAATACTTTTATTATCTGCTTGTAGTATTGCACAAAAAAGTGCAGATTCAAATTCAAAGTATATGAACAAACAACCAAAAGTTCAAAACAATCCGTTATCATATGCGCTAAAAGATATCCCACCATTGTCTGGTCCTAAAATGACAATTGGTGTATATAGTTTTACTGATAAAACAGGACAACGTAAGCCACAAGAAAATGCGGCTAGTCTAAGTAGTGCAGTAACACAAGGCGCAGAAGTCTGGGTGATAGATGCATTACTAGAATCAGGTGGCGGAACTTGGTTTGAAGTTGTTGAACGTGTAGGCATGGATAATGTAATTAAAGAAAGACAATTAATCAGAAATACGAGAGAGAACTACGAAAAAGAAGGTGCAATACCATTACAACCTATGAAGTTTGCTGGATTAATACTAGAAGGTGGAATCATTGGATATGATAGCAATACCGTTACAGGTGGTAACGGAGCCAGATATTTTGGTATTGGTGCTACACAAGAATATAGAGTAGATACAGTTACAGTAGGAATGAGAATTGTAAGCGTAAGCACAGGCAGAATACTGCTTAGTGTTGCCGCTGAGAAAAGTATAGCTAGTTATAGAATGGGCGTTGATGCGTTTAAATTTATAGAATTAGGCACTCGAAGTGTTGAAATCGAAACTGGCTATAGCATCAATGAACCAACAAACTTAGCAGTAAGAAGTGCTATTGAAGCAACTGTTATTGAGTTAGTTTATGAGGGTGTTCGAAAAGGTTTGTGGAATTTCCAGGAATAAGCACAACAAGTTCGAAAAAAACAGAGGAGTACAGCAATGTATAGAATATTTTTTATAATGAGTATGTTGCTATCTACTAGTGCATTTGCAAATGAAATTTACATTGAGCAAGTAGGTGATGGTCTTGATTTAAGTGTTACTCAAGATGGACAAAACAATGAACTTGGAGATAGCACAACAGGTGCTATTTTAGAAGGTGACGACATGACATTTAGTATTACACAAACAGGTGATACTAACGTTATTGATGTTACTATTAAAGGTACAGACTATACTGGAACATGGGATATCACTGGAGATAGTAATGATATCGCTTTATTGTGTAGTAGTAATACCGCAGGAAATTGTGATACCGTAACGCTTGATATAGATATCGACGGTGATGAAACAACATTCGATTTTAAAGTTGGTGAGTCAGCGGATGCCGAAGGTGCAGACATCAGCTTTACTATGACCGGTGACGGTAACGTAGCAGAGATGACTGTAGATGGTAAAAGTGCATTAATCGATGTTGTAGTTAACAATGGTTCTAGTAGCGCATCAGCACCAGGCACAAATGGTACATTAACAGCGGCAACCGGAACAACAGGTAACGTAATTGATATTGATGTAGATGGCGACGGAGATACTGTAGGGCATACAATCGACTTAACTATTACAGGCGGTGGTGGCTACTATAATATCACACAAAGTGGAGTATATGATAACAAACTAGATGCTACATTTGAAGGTGATTCACAAGAAGTAGACATTTCACAGACAGACTAATATGTTAAAATATATAGTCGCTTTAATGCTTATAACAAATACTGCATGGGCTAGTATCGGCGAAGTTACTGTCGCTACTGGCCCTGGGCAGATTAAGCGTGATAATGAACGTTTTGAAGGTACAAAAGGATCCTCATTACAAATGATGGATGCTATTACTACACAAAACGGTTCATGGCAACTAGAGTTTGAAGATGATACACGTGTAGATGTAACAGAACATTCACGCATGGTCATTGACGAATTTATATACGATCCTAATACTAAAAAAGGTGCATTAAGTATGCGAGCAACACTAGGTGCTGTTCGTTATGCTAGTGGACAAATAGCAAAAACTAACAGACAAAGAGTAAACATACGTACACCAAGTGCTAAAATTACAGTTCGTGGTACAGACTTCATTATGATTGTGGATGAAATAGGAGGTAGTATGATTACACTACTGCCTAGTTGCAGTATAGATGCAGTAACACAAGATACTCAATGTGAAGTTGGAGAGATTGCAGTTGAAAGTGAAACTGGAATGGTCATAATGAATCAAGCATTTTCAACTACAGTAGTTAAAAGTCCTTGGCAAAGTCCTGCTCCGCCAGTTATATTAGAACTCCCAGAAAACTATTTAAGAAGTATGTTAATTGTTAGAAAAAAACAACCATATGATGAAATAATAGAAAAACAATATCCAGTAACAAACTTATTAGATATTGACTTTCTAAAATACGATGAACTTGATAAAGATCCATTGGTAGAAAGTATTAAAAACATTTGGTGGACAGACTTAGATAACTTAACTTATTTGCAACAAGTTTGGGTAGATGAATTAGCAAAGCAATTAGCAGAAATTTTAGCGAAATTTATTGATGACCTAAGTGTAGTAACATCAGAGTTGTTTGTTATTAGACAACAAGGATTAGATCCAGATACAAATATTATGTATGCTGAAGATCCAAACTATATTGTTAGTAGAGCTCAGGGTGATGATCATTATTTTAGATTATATTTAGATGTAGATAGTGGATATACTATTGATATGCAACAGGAGGGCTTTTATGAATTTGGGTACCGTGTCGGCGTTGGCAGTGCTAGTGGTCAAAATTACATTAGTATCGAACAGCGTTAATGCAAATGAAATTTATATAGGACAAGTTGGTGACGATGTAACTATTAATATTATACAAGATGGCGAAGATAACTATGTTGGTCCTAAGGATGCTAATAGTACATTTGAAGGTTCTGGAAACACAGTTATTGCAAAGCAGTGGGGTGATGATCACAGTGCTACAGCAAATATAGATGGTAATAATAATTATTTAAAAGCACTACAAGGAAATGGGTCAACGTCAAACAATGTTTGCATCGGTGATATTGTAGGCGATGACAATAGAGCAGTTTGTACACAAGATAGAACAGATAATGGTAATGCAGATAGTACTGCTTACGGTAATCATTTTTCTGATATAGCTATAGTAGGAGATGATAATATTATTAATACAATACAACGTAACAATGGTACAAATTCTACAGATGGACATAGTGTAACAGTAGACATCACAGGTAATAATGCAGATGTTGATGTAAAACAAACAGCAGACTTTGGTAAAACTTCAAATGTAGATATAGATGCAAATAACGTAACTGTAGACATATACCAAAATGGACACGGAGATCATACTGTTGATATAGAGGTATCTAATAATGACAGTACATTTGATATAGATCAAGGATATAATCCAGGAACAACAGGACATGACATAGACATAACTACGTCAGGAACATATGCAAGTGATATTACAGTGTCACAACAAAGCAACACTCCTAAATCTTATTCACTAATACAAACCTGTACTAATTCAGCTGGCTGTGCAGTTAGCGTTACTCAACAATAAATACTACTATAATTGGAGTGATGTAAACATGACAAACCACATACTAAAGGTAAGTATCCTTGCCTGCTTACTCAACACGACAGCTTTAGCAGACGGTGGTGAAGGCGAAACCGAAGAAGAAGTGCCTACAGTGACAAGTACAAGTGATCCTCTTATAACTTATGGTGAATGGGGAGAATGGACACAAGATACAACATTGACAGTTACTACACAAACACAAACAACAAATAGTAGTAGTGTAGAATTAGGTATTCAAACTATTAGTAGAGAAACAACAACTACTGTAACAACCCCAGAAGAACGTATTAGAACAAGTACAACTACAGTAATTGATACTTACAGTGATGGAAGCACAGTTACCCGCACAACTGATACAGGAACTGAATCAGAAACTCGTAACAATGCAGTATCAACTGTAACAGATCCAGGTTCATTTACAGGACGTATGGATCAAGTAACACAAATGACAGACTTAAACATACATAGAAATGTAGGAGTTAAAAATGGTCTCACAGGAGGTCGTACCGAACATACTATGGGAAATGGTTATAGCGGAGAATCAGATGTAATAAGTTTAGGTGGACACTTTGTATCAGATGACAGTATTACATTTGGAGCCGGCTTAAACTATTTTGATACTAATATTATAGGTACAGATTCAAATAGTAATATGGAAACAATAGGACTTAGCCTAAGTGCTAGTAAACATATCAACGGACGTGGTGTAACAGTTAAAGCAACAGCAAACACTGCCAGTAGTGATCTGACATATTCAAGAACAATTGGTACATTTAATGTAGCAGGTGAAACTACTAGTAGAGACAGTTGGGGAACATTAAATATTGAAAGGTCACGTGGCAGTATTCGACCATTTGCTGGATTTACAGTAGGTGAAACATCTACAGACGGACACAGTGAAACAGGTGACTCAGAAGCAATAATAGTTTCCGATGATACAGCAGAAACTTATAATTATGGAATATTAGGTATAAATGTAGAAACTGGTCTAGTAGACATAAGTGTTGCACGTAATTTCGACGATGCAGAAACAATGTATGTTGCCCTCGGTATTGAAAGAAATATTACTCAGCAAATATCATTTGGATTAGATGCTGAACATATATTATCAGGCGATAATGAAAGCACATATGTAAGTGCTGGCTTTAAACTTAACTTTTAATTAATTCACTCTCTTTAATTATAACGGTATTTAAATAAATACTTGTGAGGAGAGTGAGAATGAAATATTTAATTATGACAGTATTGCTGTCTGTTGCCGTACCCGCCTGGGCAGATATGAGTAACAACACAGCAACAAAGGCATGTTTAAATCAAACTGGATATTCACTTGAAAATTTTGATACGTTTGATTGGAGCAAAGCAGCCGCATGTGCAAGTAAAGCAAGAGTAAAAGCAAACGCCGCACAGTTAGCAGAACTAAGAGACTTCTTAAAGCATAATCCACGTTATAGAGTACCCGGACAAAGTTTAAATCGTTGTTGGGGCAAACCACGTGAAATGCCATTTGAAAGTAGTTACATTAAAGTTACTGGAAACAGCTTTGAAGCAGGAGTAAACTATAAAGATACTTTACCAGCTGGTTGTTTTGAAAATGCACCATGGGATAACCGTGATGCTAAAAAATAGTTTAATTTTAATTGTATTAGTAGCGATTGTAATTAGTGTTACACTAATTTATAAAACCGAAGGCAATGGGTATTGGGAAAGCATAGGACCAAGTTGGGACCGTATGTTTAACCCAAATAAATACGAACAGCAATCGGAGTAGCAAATGAAAAAGATATTACTGAGTCCATTATGGAGTGTATTAACACTCCTACTACTAACCTATCTGACTGCAATTAATCCAAGTTTATTAGAAAGTCTTAGATTACGTTACTTTGATACATTAATTGTAAATCAAGAACCGGTTGTTAATAATGTTTACACAGTTAATATCGACGAATCAGCACTAGAAGAACGTGGGCAATGGCCCTGGCCCAGAGGCGACTATGCCGAATTAATTATTGATTTATATGATAGAGGTGCTGGTTTAGTAGTTTTTAATGTATTAATGGCTGAAGCTGATAGAGCAGGTGAAGATGAAGAACTTGCATTGACAATGCAAAGTTATCCTGTTATATTAAATATGCTCGGAGCAGAGGAAACAAAAAATGAGCCAATCAACCCAGGTGCTACTATTGTTAACAGTGACTATATTAGCCTTATTCCTAGTGTTCCAGGAACCATCAGCAATATACCAGATATTGAATACTCCGCCGTTGGTAGTGGAATAGTAGATACATTCCCTGAACAAGATGGCGTAACACGTAGATTACCAATGGTCATATCAAGCGAGGGTGTATTGTATCCTGGCGTTACAATGGAAGTACTACGTGTTATAGCAAATGATCCAAGTTTTCAAATTAAATTAAATGAATTTGGTGTTGACAAACTACGCATACCACAGTTTGGTATTATACAAACAGATGAACTTGGTCGTGTTTGGATAGATTGGAGTCAAAAGAATAAAAGTTATAGTGTAACAGACTTACCAAATGACTTTGAAGGTGGTATAGTATTTGTTGGACCTACAGCGGCAGGAATAGGACAACCTGTTGCTACGGCAGTTGGTAGTGTTTTCCCACATGAAATACATGCAACAGTATTAGGCACAGTTTTTAATGAGTCAAATATTGAAAGACCAGGCTGGGCAACAGACGCAGAGCTATTTGGTTTTGTTATTGCCGGACTATTAATTATTATACTAGCACGTTGGACATATGTTGGCATTGCAGTGTTTGTTATTGCAGTTGCCGGAGGTGTTTTTGGTAGCATATATAGTTTTAATAACTATAACTATTTGGTTGATGGCGCTACATCTAGTGCCTTTTTAATACTCGTAGGACTTACACGCTATATTGTTAAGTTCTTAGATGAATTTTTACAAAAACAAGCAATTAAAAAACAATTTGCAGGATATGCAAGTCCTACAGTTGTTAAACTACTACAAGAAAATCCAGATTTAATTAAAAAAGGTGTTAAAAAAGACGTAAGTATTGTATTTTCAGACTTACGAGGTTTTACCCCCCTGGGTGAGTCCTTCGGAGACGATGTCCAAGGACTCACTCGAATTATGAATGGATATATGGACGCTATAACTCAGCCCGTATTAGATAGTAACGGGATGATAATTAAGTATATAGGAGATGCAAGTATGCATATACACAATGCTCCTATAGATGATCCACAACACCCACGAACAGCGGTGCAATGTGGACTAGATATGCTAAAAGCAGTGGAGAAATTTAATGAAAAAATTACTAGCGAAGGTAGGCCTCCAGTTGGAATGGGCGCAGGTATTAATACCGGACTTGGGTACATTGGAGAAATGGGGTCAACAGCAAGACACAGCTATGATGTATTGGGGGACAGCGTCAGCTCAGCCGCACGTATCGAAAGTAAGTGTAAAGAATACGGATGTGTACTGTTAGTAGGTGAAGCAACGTATAAAGCAACCAAAAAAGATTTCTTTTATTTAAAAATAGATGATTTACAAGTAAAAGGTAAAAGTGTAGGACTTAGCATTTATACAGTATTAGATGGATTTAAGCCCGCATGGAAAGTATCGTTACGTAAACACACAGAAATGCATAAACATTATCGTAATCAAGAGTTTGACAAAGCAATTAAAGAGTGTAAACTAATATATAAGCACTTCGATGGTCAAATGCAAGGATACTATGATATGTGGATAGACCGTTGCGAGTATATGAAAACACAAAAATTACCTAAGGACTGGAATGGCGTATTTGTTGCTACTTCTAAGTGAATAAATTAAATGCAACCTGTAAGAGAATATTTTCATAATTGGTTTGGTACAAGGAATACCGAAGAAAAGCATACGTCTGACGACATTAATGTTATATGGATACACGGTGCTAATCAAACTAGTTTAAGTTTTAAATATTTGCAGACTATAACAAATTTTTCAAATGAAATAATGATTAATTACAGTAGTATGAATAGTTTCGAAGATAATCTAGAAATGATTAAAGATTCTATTAAAGGAAAAGGCCCACATTTTATTGTTGGACATAGTATGGGCGGCTTATATGCATTACATTTAACACAATATATTAGAATAGTTGGAGGTGTAAGTATAAGCACACCATTTGCAGGTAGTTGGACAGCTGATTGGGCAAAGTATATTGTTCCAAGTTATCCATTGTTTAAAGACGTAGGACGTCGAAGTTCACCTATTAGAACTTGTGCAGATATAAAGTTAGATATCCCGTGGACACAAATAATTACTACCAATGGTATGGTTCCGTATCATGGTGGACCTAATGACGGAGTTGTTACTATTGAAAGTATGCAAGCTCGTAATGATATGACACATATAAAAGTCCCACATACACACTATGAAACAATGTGTAGTGATACTGTGGGCAATATAATCTTAGATAACTATGAGAAAGCACTCTATCCAAATAAATAAAGTTAGTATTTTATTTGTGAGAGGATAGAAGATGCAACAGAATGAATATGATGTGGTACTACTCAAGTGTGTCGATGGTGATACAGTTGATGTAGATATCGACTTAGGCTTTGGCGTATGGTTAAAAGATGAACGTGTAAGAATTATGGGTATTGATACACCTGAATCACGTACAAGTGATAAAGTAGAAAAGGTTTTCGGTTTAGCCGCTAAAAATAGATTAAAAGAATTATTAGAAGATGGCGGAAAATTAATTACTACAGAAAATAAACACGGTGAAGATATGAAAGGCAAGTTCGGACGTATCTTAGGTGACTTTTATGTAGAACGTTACGAAGGACAACGTGAAAAAGTAACGGAAATTATGATCGAAGAAGGACATTGTGTTGCATATTTTGGTGGATCCAAAGAAGAAATTCAATTAAAGCATATGGCAAACAGAACTAAACTACTACGTGAAGGCGTAGTTAGTCAAGAAGATGTTGACGAAGCCGAAAAATTAATGGAAGACAAATAATACAATAATTAAATAAACTGAAAAATGGGCTATTTGATCAACAGTAGCCCATTTCCAATATCTACGTGTATTGTAATTTACGCCTTTGCTTTTTTGTAACCATGCTTTTGTATAATCAATTGCAAAGTGTGTTACAAAATCAAATAATGCAATTAATAGTGCTGGTACTAAACCTGTAAACAATAAAACAACTGCAAATGTAAGTATAGTGTGATCTATACAGTGTTGCCAAAGCCTCATTGAACGTAAGTCTGTTTTTTCACCTTTACCATTTAATCTACTTTGTAACCATAAATCAGCTACAGCATGTTTAGAAACTAGTAAGTAAAATAATATAATATTCATTTTTTAAATTTTTCTTCTTTATAAATTTGTTTTAGGTCATCTAACGAATAAACTTTTTCTTGTTCGTCTATATCTATTCCGTGAGACTCAATAATATCTTGTAAGTGTTTAATACGTTCTTCGTAGTCTTGTCCTTGGTCACGAAGAGTAAGTACAACATTAAGTTTTTGATTTAGTCTAATTAAATCATTATCTAACATACGTATACGATCAATAAGTGCAATTAGCGTACCGCTTGCTTGACCAAGTACAGGATCAATTTCATTTGTAACCCATTTCCAAATAAAATAGATAAAATATCCCATACCTAATGCGGCAATAATCGGAAACCCAAAATCCTTAATTGCTACACTTATCTCTTCTATTCCCATTACGGTCTTCTTCCAGAAGATTTCCAAATATCACGTGCATTAACTCTTATAAAAGGTTTATTTGTTTCGTTAGTATTAGGGTTAGCAATAGTAACTACAACGTTTTTACCTTTTTTAAATGCTTCAAGTTGATTTTGAAGTCTACGCATCGGATAATCCGGATCGCTTTTAGTACGACTTTTCATTGGGCCTCCGTGTATACCTTTAGAAACTTGAGTTGCCCTAGTTCTTTTCTTTCCCATGTTATTTTCCTTTATTCATCTATATTCAGGGCTTGGTGACCCCATTCATCCATTATAAAATCTCCAAAGGCTTGTCCAAACAACCACATTAAAGTTAAAATAACTACTGCTATACATATGATCAGTAACCATACTACAATTTTTATTATTATATGTTTGTCTTCTGTCCAATGTCCAACTTTCTTGATTTTGTTTTTGACACCGCCTAGTAGATAAGTTCCTATTATGTAACGTACTAGTCGCATAACAATTAGTATAGGAGAACTTAGTACATCAAACAATATTAGATACAAGTCTACAAGAAGATCTACAAAGTTATCAATGTTACACCAATTACGTAACTTGTTCCATAATCTACGTACTCGTTCTTGACGTCTACGTTCTCTTTCTGCCAGTTTTTCTTCTGACAACCACCACATTAGCCTGCGCCAAACATTCCAATTAATTCAGGACCAAAACTACCTGCGGCCCATCCTAATGCTACAATAGCAATTACGCCCATTGCTAACCATTTCATTTTGAAATCGTCTACGTCCATACGTATTGCTACTAATTCATTACCTAGTATACGTACACTTACTTCTAATTTACCTTTGTCATCCGTTGTCATCTCGGTCTTCTCCTATTTTTATTAGCCAACCATCTTCGTTTACTTTGTATATATCACCTGGCTGATATAACGGAGTACTTTTTCCACCCCATGTTCCGTCTTTATTACGACCCATTACTTCACCGGGCCAATCACCTTCAACTCTGAATTTATCAAAGCCGCTGTGTACTGTATAATCTAACCAAAACATTAGTCTCTCCTTGCATCATTTTTACCATCGGCTCTTGCAATACGATCTGTATCTGGTCTTAGACCTAATGCATTACTTAATAATGTATCAATACGTATCACGTCGTGATTCATTGTTTTAACTCTATTATCAAGTCCCATAATAATTCCTTTAAGGCTCTTGACTTGTCCTGTCACACCAGCTAGTATGAACTTTAGTGTTAAAAAAACAAAATATCCCGCACCGAGAGCACCAGCAATTGGAAACCCTACCTCTCCTACAAACGTTAATATGTCACTCATTTCACTCTACCATTAACTGCTAATGTTATTTATTTGAATTAAAATGTTAAATACTCTTATGTCAACAATTAGGTATGCTATAAAAGTTCCGTTTCCGGACGATGATGTCTGGTGCTTTTTATTAAAAGATAAGCCGGGATTATTGGATTGGGGAACGGACGAATTAATTATAACTTTTGCTACAGAAGAGCAAGCAGAAGCATATGCTCGTAAGCAAGGATGGCATAGAAGTTGTTTAATTGTTCCTATAAATTCAGGGCATTGGACTTAAAAAAAGGTTGACATTCTGTGTAAGATATCTTATATTAATATTGTATTAACAATTGGAGACATCGATGTTTGTAGTAAAGTCCACACAAGGTGAAATAGTTGCATATTGTAGCCGTTCTGAGGACGCAAGTGCAATTGCTCGAACTACATTAGATACATACAGATATATTGTAGAAAAGGTAAAAAATAATGATTAATAAAATTCATTTAATATTATTAAGTGTAGCAATTGGTTTAGTATCTAGTGTTGCTACAGCAAGTAGTTTCACAACAACAGGAAGAGTAGTAGATATTAAACCAGTTTACACTAATATACGTCAGCAACAACCACAACAAGTTTGTAGACAAGTAGAAGTACCAGTCTATGGCACAGTACAAGGTAACGGTGCATCAGGTGGTGATGTGTTAACAGGAATGATACTAGGCGGATTACTTGGTAAAGGTGCTAGTGGTAACGATAAAGGTGCCGCCGCAGGTGCAGTAATTGGTGGAATTATTGCCGCTGATAAAAAGAAAAGCAAAAAAGTAATTACTGGTTATAGACAAGAAACACAGTGTACTACAGAATATCATTATGTTAATACACAAGTTGTAAACGAATATGATATTATGTATAATATCGACGGACGTGAAGTTACGTTCCGTGTTAATCGTTCAGTAGGTGAACGTGCTTATATTAATCAACGTAGACAATTCCGTATTAGATATCAAATGCAATAAGAGGTAATTATGAGTATGCATCTTGTTGGTCCACATATGACCACAACACGGTACAATCGTAAACGTAAAAAACCAAATGCTAAACAACAGCGAGCACAAGCAGAACACGATAAGTGGCTTACTAAAATGGGTGTGCATCCTGATCAGTTAGCAGAAAAAAAGGCTAATAGAAAAGATGTTAAAAATAAAGACATTCCTATTGAAACTAGTACTGATAGTAAGCGTATTCGTACTAGCGATAGTGTTGCTGGTATAGCACCAAAAAAAGATAGACAACAGTACACCGGTGACTATATAATTGGTATTGCAACAACACATAAAAGCAATCTTATGCCAGTTACAAGTCGTAAACAGGCTGTAGAAGCTAGTACAATGAGACGTAATTAATGACAATACATGCAACACTAGATTTAGAAACACTTGACACTTGTCCACAAGCAACTGTATTAACTGTGGGCGGTGTTAAATTTGATCCATTTACTGCTAAAGATCCTTATGATAAATTTTATTATAGAATTAGTATAGATGATCAAGACAAACTTGGACGTACAGCAAGTGATGATACTATTGCATGGTGGAGTAAACAAGACCCTACTGTAATGGAAGAAGCATTTGACCAAGAAGGTGCAGTAACAGTACAAGAGTTTTTAGATGCATTGCAACGTTGGGTAGTAGGTGTTGATGTTTATTGGGGTCAAGGTTATGGTTTTGACTTTACAATATTAGAAGATATGTATCGTAGTGTACAACGTCCAATACCTTGGAACTTTTGGCAAATTAGAGATTCGAGAACATTAATACAATTATTAAATGAAGATCCAAGAAAAAAGATGCAAACAAATTTACATAATGCATATGCAGATGCATTTTATCAAAGCAAAGCAATTCAAATTGCACACAGTGATTTAGGAGTAACACAATGAGCGAAGGTCCATTTCAATCAGCATTTAGTAGTGATACAGATGGTGTAGTACGTAGAGAAATTATTACATACCGTATGAAAGATGGTGTGATGATTAAAGAAGAAGCAAGTCGAGACTATTATAAATCAGGTGATTATCACGATACAAGTAATGTAAAACCATTGGTGCCGACCGCATGATAAGATGGTATGATTACGTTGCTTCTGGAATTTTTGCATATGGAATAATGTATTTCTTTTTTACATTGCCTGCAATAGGAGCATTTATATCATATGGAATTTATATATTATGGACAGAATATTACTGTCGAATGAGAAAACAACAGGAGGATGACGAATGGCGTTAGTGCCTATAGTTATTGATAAAACAAGTGCAGGAGAACGTAGTTATGATATCTACAGTCGCTTGCTTAAAGATCGTGTAGTAATGCTAAACGGTGCAGTAGAAGATTATATGGCTAACTTAATTGTTAGTCAATTATTGTTTTTAGAAAGTGAAAATCCAGATAAAGATATTACACTTTATATAAACAGCCCGGGCGGAGTTATTACAGCGGGCATGAGCATTTATGATACAATGCAATATATTAAACCTGATGTATGTACAGTTGTAATGGGTCAAGCATGTAGTATGGGTAGTTTTTTAGCACAAGCAGGTGCACCAAACAAACGTTATGTATTACCAAATAGTAGAACAATGATTCACCAACCAAGTGGTGGCACTCGTGGCATGCAAAGTGATATTGAAATACAATATCAAGAAATAACATATCTTAAAAAACGGTTGACAGAATTGTATGTAAAGCATAATAATAAAGGCAAGACTTTTAACGATTTTGAAAAAGATATGGATAGAGATAACTTTATGACAGCGCAAGAAGCTGTAGATTACGGTCTCGCAGATCAAGTAATTGAACAGAGATAAGTAATGCAGAGGACTAAGTGTTCGCCCCTCTATAAATATTCCGCACACTCCACACGAAAAGGAGTATAAAATATGGCTTATTATAGCACTAAAACATACGGGCATAATATTGGATTAAGTGCCTGCTTTAGACAACCTAATGCACACTCACATTGTAAATTATTACATGGTTATAGTTTGCAGTTTAAGTTTACGTTTGCCGCAGATAAATTAGATGAACGTAATTGGGTTGTAGACTTTGGAGGCCTAAAGCCTTTAAAAGCATGGTTAGAAGATAATTTTGATCATAAAGTTGTTTTAACAAAAGATGATCCTCATATGGATTATTTTAAACAACTAGAACAAGTAGAACTAGCAGAAATTACTGTACTCGACGGAGTAGGTGTAGAAAAGTTTGCTTATCATGCTTGGGTCAAAGCACAACAACTTGTAACAGAAATGACTGATGGACGTTGTCGTTGTATTGAAGTTGAATGTGCAGAGCATGGAGCAAATAGTGCAATTTACCGAGCAGAGTAAATGGGCGAACTGTCGTTAAATTTAGAATGGTGTGCAAGTTGGTGTCATGATAATAGGCATTACTGCACATTATTCATTAAAGAATCTTACTTTAATAAAGAAAAATTTAATGACATGCTTAACACACAATTCGGTAATGATTATGGTAGTTGGAAAATAGAAAATCATATGCGTGGTATTGAGATTTGGTTTTACAAAAAACAAGACATGCTTACGTTTAAACTTCTAACACAAACAGTATTAAAAGGAGAAATTTAATGTTTAGTACAATTAAAAAACTTTTAGGTGTAAGTCCACCTGAGGTAAATATTAGTGACAGTGATGCAGGTAAAAAAATTAAATCTGCAAAGTCTGTAACTAAACCAGTAACAGTAACACCTAAAAAAGCGGCAAAGCCTAAGGGTGAAAATAAAGCAAGTCTTAGTAAAATGACTAAGTTGCAAATCGACGAACTTGCTAAAGAAAAGTTCGGTGCAGATTTAGACCGACGTTCTACTAAAGATTCAATGATTAAGGCATTTCTTAAACTACAGAAAGGGTAAACAATTGTGACATTCATAGTTAATGATGCTTGTATAAAATGCAAGTACACAGATTGTGTGTCCGTATGTCCAGTTGACTGCTTTTACGAAGGTGAAAACATGCTTGTTATTCACCCCGACGAATGTATTGATTGTGGAGTCTGTGAACCAGAGTGTCCAGCAGAAGCAATTAAATCAGACATGGATCCAGAAGCAGAACAGTGGGTAGACTTTAATCGTAAGTATAGCGAAATTTGGCCAGTAATTTACGAACAAATAGATCCATTACCTGACGCAAAAGAATGGGATGGTGTTGAAAATAAAATTGAACATTTTAGTGAGAAGCCTGGCAAAGGCTCATAAATACTTCAAATAACCGAAAGGGTCATTTATGCTATTAACAATTACAGAAGCCGCTGAAACTTATCTCCAACAAATGCTAGAAAAACACGATAAGAATTTCGTAACGTTAGCCGTACTAGGAGGTGGTTGTAGCGGTTTTAAATATGAATGGGGGTTTGCAGATACTCCTACAGGTAATCTAGTAGGAACTATGCTAAGTATAGATCCAATGGCAGAAATGTTTTTATATGGTTGTACAGTTGATTATGTACAAGAGCTAGGCGGTAGCTACTTAACCGTCGTTAACCCGAATGCAACAGCGAGTTGTGGGTGTGGAGAGAGTTTTGCCGTTTAACTAGAGGAGAATTAGCATGGCACTGAATAGTATCGATATGAATATACTTGCATACTTAACTTACGAACATAGAATGTTGAAAACAGTAAATGGTCATGCTAAAGAAAGATGGGATTTAAATGATAACGAAATGATTGTTGTAGAAAAATGGTTCGACAGTCGTATCGAAGAATTAACTAAACAAAAAGAGGACTGAATGACAAATCCGTTTAAAGATATTGAAACCTTTGGCACAGCATGTGACCAACCAGCAAGCGAAGCAAACTATAAAATGTATCTCGATTTAATTCGAGAAGAAACAGAAGAGCTAGAAGAAGCTATTCAAAACAATGATAAAGTAGAACAGTTAGATGCACTAGTAGATATTTTAGTTGTAACTATGGGTGCAATTCGAGCCGCAGGCTGGGACGGTGAAGGTGCATGGCGTGAAGTTATGGATACAAACTTTGCTAAAATCGATCCAGAAACAGGCAAAGTACGCAAACGTGAAGATGGCAAAGTACTTAAACCGGAAGGTTGGAAAGCGCCGGAGTTGGAAAAATTTCTAACAGCATAGTTTTGGATAAATATATGCAACGAGGAATAGTACAATGAAAGCTAGAGAGTTTGTTATAAACGTACCGATCAATATTAAAATAGATGGCGATGGTAACCCGGGTGTGGATATGCCTAATACAACGCCTGCAAGTGATATTCCTGATGAGAAAAAAGTAATGATGTCTCCACAAGATCAGGAATTAGAAATGCGTAAAGCCGAAATGGGAAAAGACTCTAAGTATGTTGACCAAATACTTAGTGAGCCTGGTGATGCAGATGCAGACACCACAGCAGAAGATAGTGACGAAAGTATGGACAAATTTAGAGAAGAAATGGGAATTACCGACGGCGGCAAAATAGGTGATATGAAGGAACTACCGAAAAAACCCAAAAAAGAAAAATAAATATATTATAACATAAAGAAAGCTCTAAACAATGTCTACGACAGTATTAAAACATAAACGATCTAATACACAGAATTCGGTACCTGGTACTACAGACGTTGTATTTGGAGAAATTGCACTTAATACTTTTGATGGTCGTTTGTATTTTAAAAAAAATGACGGTAGTGGCGAAACTATTGTAACGCTCCTTGAGGTAACTGAAGAAAACTTATCAGTTGACAGTAGCCAACTTACATACAGTACCTCCAATAATTTAAAAAATGTAATCAATGATCTCGACGATGCAATCGGACAAATTGCGTCAGGGGGCGGTGGATCTGGCGGCGCACACGTACACGATGATTTGTTTGCATTAATCTTTTCGGTTTAAGGTAAACGAATGGCAAATACATTTAAGTTAAAAACATTTGATGGTAGCTTGCATTCTAAGAATACCTTTGCAAACATATATACCGTTCCTGCTAGTACAACTAGTACAGTACTAGGACTTGGGTGTGCTAATATTTTAATGGAGACTATTTTTGTTGATATTAAAGTTTTAAATACCGACGGAGATGATGTTTTTTATATTAAAAATGCGCCTATTGTTCCGGGTAGTACATTAGAATGCATGGGCGGCAATCGTATTGCACTTGAAACTGGAGACAGTGTACAAGTACGTAGTAATTGGGATAATAGTTTTAATGTGCTAATGACAGTATTGGAGATAACGTAAGATGCCTTATCTCGGTAATGATCCAAATAGCGGAGTATTTAAAACAAAACGATTTACCTATGTTTATACAGCGGGTATAAATCAAGGTACATTTAGTGGAGTAGACGACAACGGCGAAACACTTTTCCTTCCTACATTTGGAGAAGTACTTGTATTTTTAGATGGTGTACTTGTACCTCCTACAAGTTATTCTCAAGCTGAACACAGTGTTACATTAACAACTAGTCCAGCGGCTGGTACTGAAGTTCAGATTATTACTGAACTTGAAAGTGCTTTAATTGATTCATTTACTCGTACTGAAACAATAAATGCTATTGACAACCGAATGGGTGCATGGTATAATGAAAATTCAGATTTTACAGCAATAGTTCAAGGCAAGTATTTTATTGATACAAGTTTAAACACAGTAACAGTTACATTACCACAAACTCCTGATTTCGGTAATGAAGTCAAAATTGTTGATATAAAAGGCAACAGTAAAAATAATCCAATTACAGTAGACCGTAACGGACATTTAATTATGGGTATTGCGGAGAACTTAGTTATTAACAGTAACAGAGCCGCACTAGGTCTTGTATACTTTGACACTTCAGAGGGTTGGGTACTTACGGATAAATAATACTATTATTATAAGGATCCGTAGTAATGTCATTTGCGTTAGTACACAAAAGAAGACAAATCTTTACATATACAGCCGCACTAAACCAAGTAACTTTTGGTGGTGCTGATACTTTAAGTAATGACTTGGATTTTCCAAGTGGTGCAACACACAAAGTATATCATAATGACAGTTACGTTGATACAAATAATTATAATATTATTAATAATGCAATTGTTTTTTCTACTGCACCAAATTTAGATAACCAAACACACGAAATTAAAATAATTATTCAAACAATAGAAAGTTCTAAGAATGATTATAGCCTTAAAATTAAAACAAATGCAGATGATCACGAGACATACTTAATTGAAAATGCTCCAAGTTATGATCCAAACGATACTAATACGTATTACACTAAAATAAGAATTGAAGATGATTATCTCACAGCAAAAGATTGGGCACATCAAAATTTTGCAGTTGGTGCGGCTATAGATGCAATTAGTGATTCAAAATCATTTGCACAAGCAGAAGTGTTAACAGAAATTAGTCGTGCAACAAGTGCAGAAACAAGTTTAGATAATAGACTTGCAATATTAGAAGCGGCTGCAAATCAAGGTTACGAACTTAATACATTCACTGCTACACAAGGCCAAACAACATTTACTATGAATTATGATATTAATATGATTGCAGTGTTTATAAATGGTATTTTACTTGATGAATCAGACTATACCGCTACAAATGGAACATCTATTATATTACAAGAAGCATGTGACTTAGGAGATATTGTTAGTATTCCTGAGTATTCAACAAGTGGTGCAGTACAGCAAGCAAACCAAGTAACAACTTATGCAAATGCAATTAGTTTACCTAGTAGTGGAAACACAACAGGTGATTTTGCTTTTACAACTGATACAGGTAGTTTATATATTTGGAATGGTAGTTCATGGGATAGAGTTTATAATGGACCTAACCAAGCAGTTACATGGACAACACAAGCAAACGCAAGTTATACACTTGCTACAGATGGATCAACTACAACTATTACAACAGCGGCAACAGATCCAGAAGGATTTGATATTACATATGGTTATGTAACATCTCCGAGTACACAAGCACAAGCAACTATTGTGAACAACAATGACGGAACATTTACATTAACACCTAGTGTAGATTCAGCTGACAACGGTACATTTACATTTAGAGTAACAGCAACAGATGGTGTACATATAATCTCGTCTGATTCAACAGTTGAATTGGCAATATAGCACAGGACTTTAATAATGGCAATAAACTTTCCAAATAATCCAAGCAACGGCGATACATTTGTAGTTGATAACTTGACATATACATATGATAGTGCAAACACTAAATGGGATTTATCAGATCAAGCCGCAGTATATGCAAACTTATCAGCATTACAGTTTGATGTTTTACCTGCTACAACTGATATATATGATTTAGGTTCTGCAAGTCAGAGATGGAAAGATTTACATTTAGCTGGTAATACTATTCATATAGGCGCAGGGCAAATTACAGCAGATGCTGTATCTGGTGCAGTTACATTGCCAGCTGGATCAAAAGTTGGAACAACACCAATTGGTAGTATAGGATATCCTGCTATTACGAAACTTGATGTTACATATAATGGCAATACATCATATAAATTTGAAAATCAATATGGAAGTACAGATAATCCAACAATTTATGCAATTAGTGGAACTACTATTGCATTTAATTTAAATCCATTGGCAGGAGCACATCCTTTTGCTATACAAAGAAATACAGGAGGTGGTTTTACAAACTATAGTGAAACACTGGTGTATATTGATCCAAATGGTACCGAAGCACGTGAAACAAATGCACAAGGAAAAAATACAGGTATTTTGTATTGGCAAATACCTGCCGCAACTTTCACAGGAGCACATACATTTAGATATATTTGTACTTCTCATCCAGCAATGACCGGTAGTATCGTTATTAAAGACATTAGTTCAATATAATAAATATAGTAAAGTGAGAAAGAAAAATTATGGCTATAGAATTTCCAGCAAGTCC